GGTAATTATTAGATTTAATTTAAGAAATTAAGAATTAATTTAAAATTAACTTAAATCAAGTTAAAAGAAATTAAGAATTTTAGAAATTGGAGTGTGAGAATTTATGGAAAGTTTCAATTTGAAAAATGAAATCTTTGGCGCAGGCCCGCTGGTTCTAGACCCAACAGCCCAAATCATCTTTGTTGCCGATCTTTTTGTTGATGAATATGTCGGCGGGGCCGAGTTGACCTCGGAAGCCATTATCTCAGAATCTCCATTCAAAGTGATGAAACTAAAATCCAACCAAGTGACGATGGAGCTGCTGCAACAAGGAGTCGGGAAATATTGGATCTTTGGAAACTTTGCTGCATTAAATCCGCAATTAATCCCCAGCATCGTGGGGAACCTGAAATACTCCGTCCTCGAATATGATTACAAGTACTGTCGTTATCGTTCTCCAGAAAAACATGAAGCAACCACAAAGACACCATGCGATTGCCACAACCAGATGAACGGTAAACTAATCTCTGCTTTTTACCATGGTGCGGATTCCATGTGGTGGATGTCAGAAGGGCAAAAGAAGCATTACACAGACCTGTTCCCGTTTTTATCTGAAAAATCCAGCATTGTCTTATCAAGTGTATTTTCAAAGAATACTCTAGGGACAATTAAAGCCCTCAGAGAAGGCATCAAGAACTCAGGTGAGGACCGTAAAGGATGGATTGTCCTTGGCAGTGAGTCATGGGTCAAAGGTTTCGACGACGCCAAGAAATGGTGCGAAGAAAACAACAAAGAAACTGAAGTGTTATGGAATGTTCCTTATGAGACCACTTTAGCAAAACTAGCAGTCTCAAAAGGCTTTGTGTATCTTCCTAAAGGAAAAGACACCTGTCCTCGCATGGTGATCGAGGCAAAGCTTCTTGGATGCGAACTTCACCTCAATGATAATGTTCAACATAAAGATGAAGAGTGGTTCGTCACTGATAACCTCGAATCGATTGAAGAATACCTGTACTCTGCTCCAATTCTTTTTTGGAATGGAATACGAGCAGCTATGGACTACAGACCAACCATCAGTGGTTACACTACAACATACAACTGTGTAAAGCAGAACTATCCATTCATGGAGTCAATCAAATCTATGCTTGGATTTTGTGATGAAGTCTGTATCGTCGATGGTGGTTCGACAGATGGTACGATGGAAGCTCTTAAAGAACTAGCTGATAAAGACTCTAGAGTAAAAATCAAATTAATCGAAAGAGATTGGACCCATCCAAGGTTCGCAATATTCGATGGCGCACAAAAGGCTGAGGCACGCTCCATGTGCATAGGTGACTTCTTGTGGCAGATGGACAGTGACGAAATTGTCCACGAAAATGATTATCAAAAGATAACAGACCTTACAAAGAAATTCCCCAAAGGCGTAGATCTTCTCGCCTTACCTGTGATTGAGTATTGGGGTTCTTCTGAAAAAGTTCGTGCCGACATCAATCCATGGAAGTGGAGGCTGAGTCGAAATAACAAGAACATCACGCATGGTATTCCAAAGCAGCACCGTAGAATCGATGAAGAAGGCCGGCTATATTCTGCTGGTTCTGATGGATGCGATTACATCTTTGCTGACAGCTTTGAGCCTGTTCCATTTATTTCTTTTTATACTAAAGAAGTCGACACGGCAAGACAGCACGCACTCAATGGAAATAAAGATGCGCTAGCAGCATACGAAAATTGGCTAAATAATGCGACGGCAGGTCTACCTGGAGTCCACCATTACTCTTGGTATGACATCGAGAGAAAGATCCACACATACAAGAACTACTGGTCGAAGCATTGGACCGCACTCTTCAACCAAGTCCAAGACGACACTGCGGAGAACAACAAGTTCTTCGGACGTCCCTGGTCAGAGGTGACGGATGAAGATATCAAGGACCTTGCGACAAAGATGAAGAACGAACTTGGTGGATGGATCTTCCATTCCCTTGTCGACTTCTCTCGTCCGACCCCCTGGGTAAAACTCCAAGCCGGTAGCCCGACGATCATGAACGATTGGACCAGCAAAGTAGAGAACAAGGACCGATGAAGAATCGTTTCGTCTTTGTCACTCCGTACTACAATGCGGAAGAAGATATCGCGAAGACACTCCATTCGATGATGGCCCAGAGCTATGACGATTGGAGGGCGATACTCATCAATGACATGTCCACGGATCGAGGCCCAGATATTGTCAAGAAAATAGTCGATGGTTCCATCCACCGAGATAAGTTCACATTAGTAGACAGGACTGAGAAACACGGCGAGGTACGTAACACTCTAGTCTCACTTGAGTCTATCGAAGATGACGAGGTTGTATGTCGCCTCGACGGTGGAGACTGGTTATTAGAAAACGACCTCTTATGGATCATGAATGAAACATACAAAGATCCGACTCAGGCAGTCGCTTGGACCGCGCATCGTTGGAGTTATACTCCACGAAATATTTCAGGACCTCTCAACCTACAACCCGGTCAAACTGTTTACCAACACCCTTGGGTATCAAGTCATCTCAAGACTTTTAGAGCAGGTCAATTACGAAAAGTTCCAAAAGCGAACTTCTTTGCCGATGATGGTCAGTATATCATGATTGCGTGCGATCAGGCGATATTTTTACCGATGATGCATCTATCTCATCTCGAAGGAAAGAAGTTGAATTTTGTTCCAGTTGTTGGTTACCACTACAATATCGATTTGAGCGATAAAAATCTTTTTACGTCACAGCGGTCCATCAATCAAAAGGTATCAGCTGAGACGATACGCGAAAGAGGATTCTTAGAGTGAAGATCCTATTAGACAACGTCAACATCAATTCTTCTTCAGGTCCAAATTCTTTTGGTAAACGTCTAGTTTTAGAGCTCCAAAAAAAAGGACATGAATTATCAGCGCGCGAAGAAAAACCCGATGTTCAACTCTCTTTTATTATGACGCAACACAAAAGAGCCAACCTGGCGCTCCGGTTGGATGGAATTTATTTCAATTCGAAACAAGATTGGAAAAATCTAAACGCACCCATTAAAAAAACTTTTGATTTGGCAGACCTCGTTATTTACCAGTCCAGCTTCAATAAAACTTTGTCTGAAACATACTTTGGCGCAGCAAAAAAATCAGTGATAATCAATAATGGAACTTGCTTGGACTCCGTCGCCAAAATTGATTCTATGAAGCATGAATTTCTCGATAAATTTTCTGAAATCTGGTGCTGCGCTTCATCTTGGCGTCCGCATAAGAGATTAAAAGACAATATCAACTATTTTTTAGAAGTTGCTCCTGAAAGCGCTTGTTTAGTTGTTGCAGGAGAAAATCCTGACTATAGAATACAACACCCAAGAATTCTTTTTGCAGGTCAGCTATCATGGGAACAATGCATTGCACTTTATAAGCGCTCAAAAGTTTTTATTCATCTAGCATTTTTAGATCATTGTCCAAACGTGGTTGTTGATGCCCGAGCAGCGGGATGCGAATTAATCGTTGCTTCAAGTGGAGGAACAAAAGAAATAGCAGGAATCAATGCGACAATAGTTGAAGATTTAAATTGGGATATGCGTCCATTGGATCTCTATTCGCCTCCGCCATTGAATTTTTCTAACACGCGAAAGAATGAGATTGACAGCACAATCGATATTGTCGACATAAGTCAAAGATACATTGAAGCGCTAGAATCTATTTTATGAAAGTTTTAATCACCGGTGGCGCAGGGTTCATAGGAGGAACTGCTGTAAGACATTTTGTCGACGTAGGAGATCAAGTTCTTAATATTGATAAGCTGACTTATGCAGGTAAAGAAGAAAACACGACAGTCTCTCCATTTATTAAATTAGACATTTGTGAAACTAAAAAAGTTTTAAACATAGTAGAAGAATATAAACCTGATTTTATAGTTCACTTTGCAGCGGAAACCCATGTAGACAAGTCCATAGCTAATTGCTCGGATTTTATTCGCACCAATGTCGAAGGAACAGCGTCAATTCTTGATGCATGTAGAAAAACAAGAACAAAACTTTGTCATATTTCGACGGACGAAGTTTACGGACCCGTGACCACAAAACCATTCACTGAAGACGATCGTTTAAATCCAACAAATCCATATTCTTCTACAAAAGCCGCAGCTGATATGCTGGTTCAATCTTATAGAAACACTTATGGGATAGATTACATTATCGTCCGGCCGTCTAACAATTACGGACCAAGACAGCATGAAGAAAAGTTCATACCAAAACTTTTAGATTGCATTAAAAACAAAAAAGAATTTCCTCTTTATGGAGCTGGTGACCAAGAAAGAGAGTGGACATATGTAAAAGACACAGTGAAAAGAATTAGAAGTCTTTTAATTTGCCATAAAACAGAGTGGAACTCAATCTATAATCTTGGTTCTGGAATAACTAAGACGAACGTCAATTCGGCACAGTGCGTTATTTCTTTGTATAATGAAGTGTATGATTCTAATATCTCATTAAATGAAGTAGTAAGAACTACCACAGACCGCCCCGGCCATGATAAAAAATATTGGATTTCTTCTGAAAAGATCAACAACATGCTTGGAAGTAACTACACAAAGTTTGATGCAGGTGTTAGAGAAATCTTGAGGACTTATGAAAAACATTCATGATTCAGTTAGTAAATTATTGACCACAAAGCTTGAAAAATACAAGAATGAAAAACTTAATACAGCAACTTGTGTCGCGATCTATCAAGACATTTTTGAGACTTTTGTCGATGTTTTTCAAGAGTCAAAGATTGAAATAAGCAATGAGGCAATGAACATGATTTGCCAAATGTACTATGACGCAGTAGCAATCAACGGGAATCAAGAATTGGATCCAAACATCTTTTCCCAAAGAGCTAGTGTTAAAAACATAGAAACAAAAGAGCTAGCAATGCTTGGAAGTCTTTTTTCTAATACTCCATTTGCTCCACCTTTTATTTTTGAAGTAAAAAGAAGATCATAATGAAAAGAGTAGAAAAAGGTTGGGGTTATGAGCTATGGATTCACAATGACGAAAAGTATTGTGGAAAACTTCTCTTTTTTAAAGCAGGAAAAAAGTGTAGTTTACACTTTCATAAGTTAAAGCATGAAACTTTTTACGTACAATCAGGTAAGCTGAAGTGTACTTTTATAGATGGAGATGAGGTAGAACGCACGACCTTATCTGTCGGTGATACAAAAGAAATCTATCCAGGGTTGATTCACCAAATGGAGGCTCTTGAAGACACTACGATGTTTGAATTTTCAACTCAACACTTTGATGAAGATAGCTATCGAATAGAAAAAGGTGATTAATGGGTCTTGGTGGACACTTAACATGGACTGCAGTCGCCGAAGAGATAAAAAAGAGAGTTGGCGATATAAAATTCATACCAGTAGAACAACACGGAAATTTATTGAAGTTTGTTGATAGCGAAATATTCAAACATAACAAAAACTTCTTGAGTGCGTTCCAACCAGCGGATTCAGCATTTCCCTTAATTCTTAACAACCCAGCTGCAAATTATTGTAAAAAAGACACGCAAGAAAAAGCCTACCATAGAACAGACGCACACATAATAGAACAGTGCTGCGAAGTTTATGGAATAAAAAATCCAGCTTTAAGATGTTATCTCAATTTCACAAATCAAGAAAATGCCGAAATCCAAAATATCATTGATTTGAATATTGGTCAAAAAGATTTCATAACGATTGAGCCATACTCAAAAGATAACTACACAGTAAATCGTGTGTACAGCTTTGAAAAATGGCAAGCCATCGTTGATGAGTTGAGCAAAGATTTTTTGTTTGTTCAAGTCGGCAACGCAGGAAAAACTTTAAAAAACACAATAGACCTAACTGGAAAAACTTCTTTTCTGCAGGCTGTCGGTATTATCGGTAAGTCAAGGCTTTTTATGAGTGCAGAAGGTGGCCTGGTTCACGCTGCGACAGCTGTAGACACGAAAAGTTTAGTCATAATAACTGGTTATCAATCTGAAAAGATGGTCGCATATCCGCAAAATATAAATGTGAATATTTCTAATCACGGCCCCTGCGGTTTGAAGAAACTATGTTTTGATTGTCAACTTGATGTTGAAAAGCATGATTGGAAAGACATTGTAAAAAAAGTGAGAGAGAATCTATGACACCAGTTGTATTCACCAACGGATGTTTTGACATCCTCCACGTTGGTCACATCAATTTATTAAGAGAGTGTAGAAAACTTGCAGGTAATACTGGAAAAGTTATTGTAGGCTTGAATAGCGATTCAAGTGTAAAAAAGTTGAAAGGTCCAAACCGGCCGGTAAATAATGAAAAATCTAGAAAATTTATTTTGGAATCGCTTAAATACGTCGATGAAGTAATCATCTTTGAAGAAGACGATCCAGAAGCCCTACTATCAAAATTAAAACCTGACTTTCTTGTAAAAGGAGGAGATTACACAGTCGAACAAATAATTGGAAAACAATACGCTAAAAAAGTTGTAGTATTTCCGTATGTCGATGGACACTCCACAACAAGCACAATTGAAAAATTCTCAAAAAGTATTAGTCATCGGTGATAGTTGCGAAGATGTATACCATTATGGGACATGCGAAAGATTAAGTCCTGAAGCTCCCATTCCTGTTCTAAACTTGAAAAGAACAGAATCAAGACCTGGTATGTGTTTAAACGTCGCTAAAAATCTTGAAGGTTTAGGATTAAACGTCGATGTTATTACACAAAAACAGAAGATTAAAAAACATCGATATGTTGAAGAAAAGCGATTAGTTCATTTACTGAGAGTTGATGACGAAAGAAATGAGCTTGATCAAATTAATGTGAGCGATATAATCAGGCTTTTAGAAATTAATGATTATGATGCGATTGTAATATCTGATTATGATAAAGGATTTCTGCCATTTTCTTCCTGCTCCGAGTTGATCAAGCTTATTCGAAAGCTACCTGTCTTTGTAGATAGCAAAAAGAAAGACTTATCTTGTTTTGAAAATTGTGTCATCAAAATTAATAAACAAGAAAAAGAAAGTGTGAAACAGCTTCCACAATATGCTGAGTTAATCGTGACGCTAGGCGAAAATGGTGCGATATGGAGAGGATCAAATTACCCGACTAGCAAATCAGAGCTTCATGATGTCTGTGGCGCAGGAGATACATTTTTAGCTGGACTCACATTTGAGTATCTTCAATCGTACGACTTACAAAAAGCAATCACTTTTGCAAACCGCTGTGCAAGTATATCAATTAATCATTTTGGAACATTCGTGCTTGATAAAAAAGATGTCCTCTAAATTTTACCCGTAGAACAATTAAGAATTATTGAATATTAATAACTGGAAAAGAGAAAAACATGCGTAAAACAAACATCAAAGATAAATTACAAGAGCTCGACTACCCAGTAGAAAATTTATCATTAGGCGACTTTGACGCGATCGGAGAATTTACGGCAAAGAAGCATAGAGATCCTTCGAATAATCTCTACAAAAAAGTTGGTTGTTTTTATCGCCCCAATTATGAAAGAGGCTTGCTAATCTACTCTTTGATTAGAAAATACAAAATTCAATCATACCTTGAAATTGGTTTTGGTAGAGGGTATTCAGCATTTTGTGCAGCCAAGGCGATGGAAGAAGATGGAATAGCAGGAAAAATCACTACAATCGATCCCAATTTTGATAAAAATCACCTACAGAATCTTTCAAAAATTTTTCCTAAAAGCTGGTTTGAAAAAATTGAATTCATCCAATCTAAATCTGAAGACGCTGTTCCAACTTTGAGCAACTTTGATATGATCTATATTGATGGAGATCATACTTACGACGCAGTAAAAAGAGATTGGGAGCTCTGCAAAGATAAATGGAACAAAATCGTGCTATTTGATGATTACCATCTTCCTTCTAAGGAGGAAGATAAAAATATTAGCTGCGCAAAAGTCATTGATCAAATTGAAGATTCATCAAAAGAGCTCATTATAATGGATCGTAGAATATTTTTCGATGATCGTAGAATGACCGATGAAGAAATTGATTATGGACAGGTAATCATTACCAAATGAAATCGTACGAAAATTTCTATAAAAATGGCTTTGAGATCTTTGATTTTGACGCCACGGAAATACAGGAGGCTTTGAAGGAAATATTAGAAAACCGTCTGAAGCCAGGGTTTACTCTGCAACAGAAATATTCAAGCACGATTGACCTGCGCCCCAGTGTCATAGATTATTCAATATCATTCATAGAAGTTCTTAAAAAAAACAACATTAAGTCTTTTTTAAGAAACAGAACATTAAGAGATTTAACTCTATACCATGTGCAAGCACGGGTTGCTGACTCAGCAGTTAGCTACATGGATTGGCACAGAGATACGTACTATGACTTAGGAAATAAGATTGGAATGACTCCACCTGGATATAAAATCATTTTTTATCCAAATTTTAGACCAATAGAAGAGCCACGCTTGAATCTTGCAGTAGGCTCTCATAGGCTTATGCTTGACAATAGAAAAGAGGATCTAAAGCTTGTAGAACGAATGCCAAAAGCAACGATTATGACGAGCAATTCAAAAGCGGTATTGTTCGATACTTCAGTGCTTCATGCGGTAATACCAGATCAGCCAAACGTGCCTTCAATACGGTTAATTTATTCTTTTATTTCTAAAGAACAATTAGTAGACACCAACTCAGGTGAGCTTCATTCTAGAACGTCTAAACTGTATGAGGATTTAATTTGAAAATCGGCGTAATAGGCTGCGGAAAGAGATTCATAAATGTCTACTTTCAAATTATCAAGTCACTAGGGCATGAGATTTTTCTTTGGAATAGAAGCTTAAAAAAATCAACAGCATTTTGCGAAGAAACAGGATGCTTCTTAGTGAATGATTTAAAAGATTTTTTAAACGTACAACCTGATCTGTTACTGTGCTTTGTTCCTCCTGCTGCACAACTAGAAATAATAACAAAACTGCCTGACTTGAACTGCAAAATTTTATTAGAAACTCCTGCATCAGATCCAAAGATTATGTCTTTGAAGAAAGATATAGGAGTATTAGAACAGTGGCCGTATCTCCCGCTAGAACAGTTCAAAGAAATAATTTATTCTTCAAATTTGATTGATAGACCATACATGGTTTTTAATGATGGAAGATCTTTCGATTATCATGCCATGGCCCAGCTAAGAACATATACGCGACATCCAGTACCATCTGTTTCTAAAGGAACTGTGAAAAGCTATAGAAACCCAGGCGTCTTAGATTCTAATGAAAAATTGAACAGCACACCGCACGAGTGGACAATTGGTCAACTCGATATGTCTGATGGTAGCGTTCTAATGTACAGTTTTTCTTACAATTGCAAAAGCCTTTTAACAATACCGATTCAATTCTTAAGAGCCTATTCTTCTAATGGCGCAATAACAACGGGTAGAATGAAAGAAATTGGAAATGATTATGAAATTATCGATATTCGCTATGTCGACCCAGAGTCACAAAAACCAATCATCTATGACGTCGTAGTAGAGAAAAATGAAAAAACAATTCGCTCATTGAAAATTAAAGAAAAAAACATTGAATGGAAAAATCCATTTGCCCACCTTGAATTTGATGATCAGCAAACCGCAATAGCAACCATAATAGAGAATGGTATAAAAGGAATTTTTTATTCATACAAAAATGCGTATGTTGATTATATTTGTGTCAACGCAATAAAGCAATCGGGTTATACACAACAAGCCGTTAGATTCTCATGAAGATATATTTCAATCGTCGACCAGTTCCAGGACCATGGGGTGGTGGATCTAAAATACTCTCATCAATAATAGAAAAATGTTTTTCAGCGGGCCATCAAATTTTTTTTGAAGAACAACTTTTGGCTGTTGAAAATTTAGATATTTTATTCTGCATTGATCCTCGACCAAATCCTGCAGTTTCATTCGAGCATTTATTGCAATACAAACAAAAGCACTCAAGCTGTAAGCTTATTCAAAGAGTTGGAGATTTAGGCACACACGGTAAACCTGAGCTATTGGAGTTAGTGAAAAAAACTACGCAGTTTGCTGACGTTTTAATTTTTCCAAGCTCTTGGGCAAAAAATTATTTAGGGTCGAATAAACCAAGCGTTGTTATTCATAATGCACCACTTAAAAAGTTTGTTAACAAAAGAACAACGAAAAATGATAGAGCTCCGCTGTCTATCGTTTCGCATCATTGGTCTAATAATTCGATGAAAGGTTTTGAAATTTACAAAGCTCTAGATAACTTTTGTGCGTATCGACCGAAAGAATTTAAATTCACTTTCATAGGAAGAAAACCTGACAATATTTCTTTACAAAACTATATTCCGCCGCTCGACTCGGATGGGTTAGTAAATGAATTGCCAAAACATGACGTTTATATTACAGCTTCGAAACTTGAAGCTGGTGCTAACCATGTCCTTGAAGCGATGGCAGTAGGTTTACCGGTATTGTATCATGTTTTAGGTGGCAGCATTAATGAGTATTGCGAAAAGTATGGAATGCCCTACACAGACCCACAAGAGCTTTTTGAAATTCTATCCAATAGAAAAAATGAAATAATTACGTTATCGAATTCAATTGACTGGAATAAAACTTCAGAAGACATGGCAAAAGAGTATGTAGAATTATTTGAGAAGATTTATGAAAATTAACATTAGCATCGATGATGTTTCTCCTCATCCATTATCTTCAACAAAAGTTTTAGATAGATGCTTTGAACTGCTTGAATTTTTCCCTGAAATTAAATTTTCACTATTTGTCCCAGTCGCATACTGGAGAACAGTGAAGCCCGGTATCGCAACCAAGCAACCTTTAATACTCTCACAATTTCCAGATTTTTGTAGAACAATAAAAGAACTTCCTTCTTCAAATTTTGAAATTTGTTATCATGGACTGTTTCATGGTATTCCGGGCAAAAGCGACAATGACGAATTTCAATACTTAACCGAGGAGCAAGCACTTGATAAATTCTTGAATATGTTTGAGGTTGTTAAACATTCAAATTTAGAAGATGTTTTCAAGCCCATTTTTAGGCCACCGGCGTGGCGTATGTCACCTGCTGCCATACATGCGGCAAAGAAAGCTGGAATTAGAACACTAGCTCTTTCTCCAAAAGATTATGCTAAAGCGATATATCAAGGCGCCGAAAACGAGTTTCCTAATGTCGTTTACTACAATTGTAATCCACCGTTTGATCCCTTAGCGGCTTTTTCTAACACAGAAATTGTTTATCATGCTTGTGAATGGGATAAGAATTATTTCAACGAACAACTTTCTGTTCAGTTATTAGAGTGGCTTAAACAACAAAAAGATTTAAATTTTGAATTTATAGAAAATTTAGCATAGTATATTGTACTTTTAAGACACTCGTGGGACGCCTTCAATGAAAAATATTACGGTTTTAACTCAATCATACCATCAACCAGAATTGTTAGAAATTTTAGTTAAATCATTCGAAAAATACAAAATTGGAGAAGTGCCCGTGTCATACGTAATTGTCGAAGGTTCGGCAGATACTTCTTATATTGATCGTATAAAAAGCTTGTCTAAAGACATTTTGTGGCTCAATAATGAGGCAGCTGATGAAAAGAATCCTGTGAATGGAGCTTCCATTGCTAATGGAAGAAACATTGAATTTGGTAAAAAGTTTGTAAAAACTGATTGGGTTTTCGTTTGTCACAATGATGTCGCGGCGACATCACAAAATTTCTTTAGAGCTTTTTTGAATTTTTCACAAAAGAATGATTTAATCTCGATGTGTAAAGATAACGCAAGAATTAATGCGTGCCATATATCTGGATTGTTCGTCAAAAACGAAATTCTTCAAGAGGTAGACTGTATGCCTGCTTTGCCTGAATTAGACGTTGGTGATAGATTAACACAATACTGCCGCGAAAATGGAAAAAATTACATTAGCTTACCAAATTCTCACAATGATAAAACAGTTTTGCAATCCGTAACAGGCATGTGGCGTGATTTAGGAGATGACTGTGGAGTTGATCGTTGCGTCATCGATGGTGAGGTAATTTTCACTCACTTAGGCAGAGGTACTCCTAAGAGCTTGAACGCTTATTCAAAACAAGGAAAAATCTCTTACCAAAGCTGGTTAGAGCTTCACCAATGAGTCAAAAATGAAAACTATTTTAGTAACAGGAATTGCTGGATTAATAGGTTCAAGATTTTCTAAGTGGGTTCTTGAAAATACAGACTACCATGTTGTCGGGATAGATGATTTATCTGGTGGTTACATTGAAAACGTAGATGATAGATCTACTTTCTACAACATAGATTTATCGACATCTCAAAGAGAAATTTATGAAATTTTTGAAAAACATCGCATTGAAATAATTTATCACTTCGCAGCGTACGCAGCAGAAGGTCTTAGCCCTTTCATCAGAAAATTTAATTATGAAAATAACCTGATAAGCTCAACGAATCTAATTAACGCGGCGATCAAGTATGGCACCCGAAGGTTCGTATTCACCAGCTCAATGGCAGTTTATGGTGATAAAAACCAAGCTCCATTCAGCGAAAATTTAACACCTAGCCCAATTGATCCTTATGGTATTGCAAAATATGCCGTAGAACTAGATTTGAAATGTGCCCATGAACAGCATGGTTTAGAATATACAATCGTAAGGCCTCACAACGTTTATGGTATAGGTCAAAATATTTGGGACAAATATAGAAATGTTCTAGGCATATGGATGTATCAATTAATGAATGATATTCAACCTTCTATATTCGGTGACGGTTTACAGAAAAGATCTTTTAGCTACATCGATGATAGTTTACGACCTCTGTGGACTGCTTCGCAGAACGATAAATGTGTTGGTGAAATTATTAATTTAGGTGGAATAAAAGAAACTAGTATTATTGAAGCGTATCAGGTTCTTGCAAAAGTAACAAAGACAAACGTACAACCTAAATTTTTAGAACCAAGACATGAAGCAAAATATGCTTGGTCAACTTGGGAAAAATCAAAAGAGCTATTAGATTTTGAGCATAAAATAGATCTTGAAGAAGGTTTGACAAAAATGTGGGATTGGGCTCGAGAACAACCCATGAAAACTAGAAGAGTTTGGGAAAAGTATGAGATAGAAAATGGTCTATATGAATATTGGAAAAAGTAATGCTTCATGGGTAAATCAGATCAATTCATATTTCCTGAGTATTTGAAGCTTATAAGCGATATAAAAGCTGAGTCAATCGCGCTCCTCGGGTTTTCACAAGAAAATGATTTCACCAGATCTATTAATGCAAAAACAAAAAAATTTTTTGATGTCAGCTTAGGCAATTGGGACATCAACTCAGACTGGTCTCTCAATCAAAAATTTGATTTGATCATTAGTACACGCTGTCCTTATTTTTCAAAAGATCCAAAAACGTTTATTGCAAAGTGTAAAGAACATCTAACGCAAGGAGGGCATGCTCTCATCGACTGGGGACTAGGTGATCACTGGAGATTTAAAAACTACAAAGTAGGCTGGCTGCGCCATGGTGAGCTTGAGTTTGCTTATAAACCAAGCAATTTTTTGCATTCCTGTTATTGGCATGATGATTTACTAAGTGACCCCAATGTGATATCATTTTGGAATTGTGTTGTAAAAAATCCAGAACTTGGATACACACAGCAAGATGATTTGAAAGAAGTCATAAAAAAAGAAGTTCAGCACTTAATAAGCTATGACGTCAAAAAAATAAAAACAGTTTTTCTTTGGCCTGAACGTCCACAGCTTTATATCATTACTTTGATAGAAAATCAATGAAAAAAATTGCGATATTTTTAGGAGATTTCTTTTGGAGCAGCGTTCCGTATGATGGAATTAGGTTATTGAAAGAACTACAACAAGAGCAGAATTTACATGTAGATCTTTTAATGTTCGAACAAGATATCAGGTTGAACAAAGTATTCTCTGGCACCGAAAAATATTACTTCAATCCTGAAGTTTTCAAACTAGAAAAAAACTTGAGAACTATAAAAAGCTGGAATGATCTTTATCTTGCTTCAGGCGATTATTCTTTGATTCTTACATCTACTCACATCGCACCAAAAACAAGATATCCGCAAGATCTAAGAGCGAATAAAAGATGCCCAATCGCAGCTTGGGATATTGGTGGAACTGATATCATCACTAATGCAACACACTTTGCTGATGCATATTTTGTCAAAGCTCCCATATGGAAGCGATGGTTACGATTAGAAAAAGGAATAGATGAAAGAAATATATGGGTCACAGGTTCACCGCACTATGACAGTTATTTCTTAGAAAACTATGGGTTAAGTGAAAAAGAAAAGTTTCATAAAAAGTATGATTTAAAAAAGGAAAAAACTATTTTAATCTGCCCCTCGAACCCAGGCTCTCATGTTGCCCAGTTTGAGCAGAACATGTCAGAATTAGAAAAGCTCATTGAATTTTCAAAAGAACTCAATGCAAATTTATTAGTAAAAACTTATCCGCACGATTACATGTTTTATGAAAAAGAAAAACAGTATTCGGGAATTTATAAAAGAATCTATAAAAACAAGCCACACTATGAGTTTTTAATAGAAAAATTTCCGGAATTAAAAATCATAGAGAGTCAAGATCACCACAATGCCGTAATGTTTTGTGACGCACTGTTCAATATGTCAGGATCCAGCATTTCTTGGGAAACACACTTTTCAAAGACTCGAAGTTATTCAATGAACTACAAAGATAAGCCATACTACGGTGCAGTTTCTTATCTAAAACATGCGAAATTACCTGACGAATTATACAACACTAATATTGACAAAATAACTGATCTAACGTTGAACAACAAAGAAAAAAATGAGGACAATGAATACATTGTCACCTTGGATTCTTGTAAAGAAATAAAAAAGAAAATTAAAGATTGCTGCATATTGTTAAAGAAAGATAGCTAAATGAAAACTAAAGTAATTTGCATTACTCCGCTAGATCATATTCCTACAGTCTTGAATCGTCTTCACGAGATTTGTGATGTTACATATCTGCCTAACATTAGCAAAGACGAGTTAAGAAATTTATTGTTGAAAACTAACTATAACGCGATTTTTACGAACCCTAATAAGCAAAATTTCAAATTAGATTTTGCGCTTTTGAATAACACAACTATTAAACTAATCAATACTGCTTCAACAGGCACGAACCATATTAACTTTGATGATTGCAAAAAACTAGATATAGAAGTTTATTCATTAACCAAGGATTATGAACTAATAAGAAAACTTCCATCTACAGCTGAATTAGCTTTTGGGTTGGCTTTATCTTTAATGAGAAAAATTCCACAGTCTTTTGATGATGTAAAGCGCGGAAATTGGAATTACGAACCGTATGTCGGAAGGCAACTAGCTGGATTAACGGCTGGTATCATCGGGTACGGAAGGCTTGGTACATTTATGGCACGGTATTGTCATGCGTTCGGAATGAAAGTACTGGTGAATGATCCTTTAAAAAATGTTTTTGAATACGATCAGGTTTCTAAAGAAGAAATTTATGAAAGGTGCGATTTAATATCGCTGCATGTCCACGTTAGTCCAGACACCCATGAAATGATAGATGAAAATGCAGTGAATAGAATGTTGAAAAAACCTTATATCATAAACACTTCTCGAGGAGAAATTGTGAATGAAACGCAAATAGCGAGAGCAATTAAGGAAGGAAAAATATCAGGTTACGGAGCTGACGTCATAGTTGACGAATTTTCTGAAAGTGTCGAAAATAGTGAGCTTATAAAACTTTCGAAAAAAGGATATAATGTTCTTATCACGCCACATATTGGTGGGATGTCCATAGAAGGGCAAGAAAGAGCGTATCTGTACGCCGTAGAAAAATTCAAAAACTAATGGTGATAAAATGGAAATCAACGCGCTTGTAATAATTCCAGCAAAAGCTGATTCGACTAGGTTACCTGGCAAAAATAAGAGAGTTATCGCAGGAAAAACTCTTCTTGAGCATGCGATACAATATGCTAAAAACTCGAAGCTAGCTTCAAAAATTGTCGTCTCTACAGAAGACAAAGAGACTAAAGAAATAGCTGAATCGCATGGCGTACAAGTTGTTGGTCGTGACATGGAGTACATGGGAGAAAGAGAAGTTGCTGATGTATACGTTAAGATCTTTAACGATCTGAATGATTTAAGTTATACACATGTTGTAGGTGTCCAGCCTGATCACCCAGACCGTTCTATTCCATTAGACGAGATGTTACAATATGCTGTGAAAAACAAGTATGATGATCTTTTCACAGTAAATCAAGATGGTTCTAGAAATGGTTCAATCAGAATTACAAAGGCTCAGCATGTCGCATCGGGCCTCATGAGTAGAAGAGTTGGATCAATGCTAGATGCTTGTACGAACATCCATAGTGAACAAGACCTATTGAACGCCGAGCGCAACATTCTTAATAGAAAAGATTGATTGTATGAACAACGACTATATCGACTCCTTGAAAAAACAAGGAAAGTTAAACATATCGATCGATAAAAGCAAAAAGTTTACTTGGGAATACACCAAGATCGCCGGTCCATGCTCTGTTGAAGGTCCAAGCATTACTGAAATTGCAAAAAAAATTAAAAACATAGGAGCTAACGCTTTTAGGGCTGGGGCTTATAAACCCTGCACGTTTCCTGTTCTAAAAGAAACTAATGGGTGGAAAGAAGGCTTGAGAAAAGAAGGCCTATCTCTTTTAAAGCAAGTCAAGAAAGAAACGGGTCTACCTATCGTAACTGAAGTCATGGACGCGAGTATGATAGATGAGATTTCAGAAGTGGCCGACGTGTTACAAGTTGGCACTAGAAATTTTCAGAATTATTCTTTGTTAGATGCCTTAGGAAGAATTAATAAACCTATTCTCCTGAAAAGAGGAACATGGGGAACCATTGATGAAATATTAGGGTCTTGTGAAAGAATTTTAGTTGGAGGAAACGATAAGTTAGCCATTTGCTTGCGTGGTGTCGTCGGCGCTCCAAGCTACAGACATGTGTTTCCTACAGTTAGATGGGCTCCTGACTTGATGATGATCCCGGCCCTTAAAGAATTCACAAACATACCAATCATATATGATCCAAGTCACTCAACTGGGTATCGCAAATTCGTAAAACCTATTTCAAAAGCGGCGATGGCCGCAGGAGCGGATGGGTTAATAATCGAATGTCATCCAGAGCCAGATAAATCTATCAGTGATGCAGCACAAGCAATAAATTATGATACATTAAGTGAGATTTTCAATGGATGATAGCTTATACGAAAAATTCAAAAATGACAGAATCATCATTGCAGGCCCGTGCGTACTTGAAGATTATGATAAAGCATTAACATTCGCAAACTTTGCCAGTAGTGTCTGCGAAAAATACGGATTCACTTATGTATTCAAAGCGTCTTTTGATAAAGCTAATAGAACGTCGATTAATTCATATCGAGGCACGGGCATTGAAAAAGGGATAGAGATATTCAAAGCGCTTAGTGAAAGTTTCTATACGTTGACTGATTTCCATACACCTGAACAAGCAGATTTAATTGCAGATCATGTCGATATAATCCAAATACCTGCTTTCTTATGTAGGCAAACTGACATGTTGGTTGCTGCAGCTAAAACAGGTAAAATTGTTAATATCAAAAAATTTCAAATGCTTGCTGGAAAAGACATGCTCAGGCCAATAGAAAAAGTCTTAAGCGCCAACAACGATAAAATAACCCTAACTGAGCGAGGCACACTAATCCCTTATGGAAATCTAATTCTTGATTTGAAGAATATTGTAGACATGCTCGGGTTTGGATTTCCTGTCGTTATGGACTGCACGCATACATGCCAAACTCTACACCCAAATCAAGAAAAGACTTCAGGTAGAATTGAAATGGCTCCTATATATGCCCAGGCTGCGGCCATCTGTGGAGTTAAAAGTTTTTTTGCAGAAATTTATGACGATCCTCGATGCGCCAAGTCTGATGCCGAGACATCATTAACTTTTGAAAAGTTTGAAGATCTGACTCATAAAATCGACAAAACCATGAAGGCAGTATGAACAACAAAGAATATGTCATCAGTAAGATTAAAGAATCTGTGGTAAATGATGCGCCGTGGAAACATGTAGTGATAAAAGATTTCATGCCTCCATCTTTATATGAAGGCATGAAAAATGAAATAACGCCGTATGAAGCCAGTCCTTGCTTAAAAAACGTGAATACGAGAGCATACCACATTTATGTTAACGATTCAGTCGGCGTATATCCCAACACACCATACCTGAAAGAATATTATGACATCTTATCAGATGAAAGTGTTTTGAATGAGGTTTTGAAAAAATTAGAATTAACGTCTCAGCCTTTACCTAAAGATTTTTACAGCGAAGTTAATTTCATAACACAAGATTGGATTTATGATGAAGTGCACCCTGATAGAAGTGATAAGTTAATCACTATGATTCATTATCTTGCGGATGAAGGCGATGATGAATCGTTGGGTACCTTTCTGTATACGCCACATGTAGATGGTAAAAACTTACGAGTCTTTGAAGATATGGTTAGCTCTACTCCGTATGTGGGAAATTGCTTTTTGATGTTTGCGCCACAAGACACAAAAGAATGTAGAACGAATCATTGCATGGGCAATAATTCTAAGAAAACTTTTATTAGAAAATCTATTCAAGCTTTCTGGATCAAGGAAAAAGCTGACTGGACTAAAGACAAGCAAAGTGGAAGAATACGTTTATGAAATTACCCTTTAGTTTTGGCGATAAGACCATAAATTTCTGCGCGGATGAAGATTTTGGTTATGAACCAATGAAGAAACGTCTTGAAGCATATCTTCAAGATGAGCCTTACACGATTGATTGGATAAAATCATTTAAGCCAAAATCTGTATTTTGGGATATCGGCGCCAATGTCGGCGGATTTTCTTTTATCGCAGCAATGTGCCATGATGACATAAAGGTTTTTTCTTTTGAACCAAATTTCATGAACTCGCACAACCAATTAAAGACCTGCAAAGAAAATGACATAAAGAATGTCTTTCCCCTGAATGTTGCGATTAATCACAGAAATGAAATTAACTTTTTTTATTATGATCAAGTTATAAATGGATCAAAAGGAACATTTAGCGACAAATTAAAAGATCAACTTGCAAAATCTGATTATGGAAACCCGTTCAAGCGAGGAATAAAGCATCAAGTTTCTATATTAGGCGTTTCATTAGATAGTTTGGTTTATGACTTCGGGTTGAATAAGCCAAATTACATAAAAATCGATGTCGATGGTAATGAACTTTTAGTTATCGAAGGCGCGAAAAAATTACTCAATGAGTCTGAAGTAAAACAAATTTTCATAGAAATAGATGATAAGATTTACCCCAATAAAGAAATTGAAAATTTCATGAGTGGTTACCCATACAAGATAGAGAAACACTTGCAGGTAGGTACACCAGAAAAACCACTACGAATGATGCTATACACAAAAAATGATTCTTGACTCGATAATGTTGTATAAATTCAACGAGTATTCGCATGAGCAAGAGCATTAAATTCACGAGCATTCATACTGAAAATAAAAGAATGCTTCTTAAGAGTGAGATGGAAAAAATCACGCTTAAAATTCATCAATTATTTAAGCCGGGAGAAAAACAGACTGCATGCCCATGCTGCCATAGTGAATTACTCGTTTCGTACGTAGAAAAGTTTGGATATAACATTGATCGCTGCGAGGCATGTCAACACTTATTCACTAATCCTTTTCCAACCAAAGATGCGTTAACCTACTTTTACAATAGTGAATTTAAAGATTTTGAAAATCAATTTTTCATCGATTCTTTTGAGAATAGAATCCCTATTTTCAAACAGAGAATTAAACTTCTGAAAAACTCAGGCGTAGGGTCAAAAATTCTAGACGTCGGCTCTGCCGTGGGTATATTCATAGAGGCAAATCGAAGAACAGGTAAAAAGCTAACGATCGATGCATGCGACATTAGTGCGAATGCTTGTGCATACTTGAAAAAAAAATTTCCAAACACCACTATTTTCAATCATGACATTTCAGATTTACCCGAGGGTGAATATGACGCAGTGACGCTATGGGATACATTAGAACACATACCTGACCCCAAAGAGTTATTGGCTGGTGTGAAACGTCAGTTAAGGTCGGGTGGACATTTTATCTTCAGCACACCCAATACTCATAGCTTTGAATGGGAAATCATGGGCAAAGAACATGTGCAGCTATTACCACCGGGGCATGTCAACCTCTATAATACAAAGAACATAAGTACACTGTTAAATCAGTGTGGTTTTTCTGTCGAGGGCATCCACACGCTGAATCCTTCTTTAGATTTGACGTATATAAAAAATGTTTTTAGCGTCGATGAAAACTTAGAAACGATGTACTCTAGAGCCGCGAACAAACTATTGGAGCTCATTCTTTCAAAAGAAAACTTTCCAGCTTTAGAAAAAGCTCTTCGCAAGCAGCTATACGCAGGAAACATGATCGTCATATCAAGGCTTAGTTGAACGTTGCGTCATGGAAATTATAGAAGATAAAAAAGTAATAGTAATTGGAAATAGCCCTTCCATTCTATTAAAAGAAAATGGTGAATTTATAGATTCACATGACATCGTGATTAGAGTTAATCACTGTCCAACAGATGGTTATGAGAAATTTATAGGTAAAAAAATTGATATTTGGGCTACGACGAAAATATCTCTATATAAAGACAGATTCATCCCACGCGACTTTGATAAACTATCACAAATTTGGCACCGCACAGAAAAAACTAAAAGAGTGTCAGGCTTGTTGCCTAAAAGTGAAATAAAAAATTTCGTAATGTACAAAACACAACGGTTTAAAGAATCTTTTGGCCACCTTCTTAATATTAGTGAAGAAAATCGATCCCCCGATCGCAGATGGTGTCTGAAAGACACCGATCAAGAACCATGCACAGGCTTATTGACAATCTTAACCAGCACTTTGTTCTACAAGACCGTGAATATTCTTGGGTTCACTTTTTACACTGAGCAAAAAGACAATCAAGTTTTAGGATATTATCGCAAAGATCAGCTCGATAAAAATGGAATTCACGCTGAAGACAAATTTTGGGAAGATGCGAAAAAAAATGGTTTCACAAGCGCAAAAGTTGGAGATATAAAAAAGAAAATAATCAGTGACTTAGTGGACACACATCGCGTAAAGCTAATAAATGAAGAAGAACTAAAAGGACTGCAATTATGAAAATACAAGGAAAGATCTGGGGTAAAACTCAAGAAATTTTTAAAAACGCAAACTTTGAATTGCATAGAATTGAAGCAAAGAAAGGTGGGTTTTCTTCTGTTCATAAGCATGCCTACAAGTTCAATGCGTTTTATGTCGAAAAAGGCTCAATAAAAATCACGATCTATGAGAATGATTATGACTTAGTAGATGAGACGATTGTCTCTACGAATGAATTAACGGTAGTGAAGCCAGGTAACTATCATAAGTTTGAAGCGCTAGAAGACACCATCTGTTATGAAATTTATTGGGTCGAATTAAACCATCAAGATATAGAAAGAAAAAACGTTGGTGGCATTCAATAAAACAGCAATAGGAGTAATCCCAGCCCGTCTACACTCCACCCGATTTCCAAGAAAAATATTGGCTGATATAAATGGTAAGCCAATGGTGATTCATACTGCACAGCAGGCAGCAAAAGCCACTCTTTTGGAGAGAATAATCATAGCAATTGATGATATAGAAACCTATGCTATATTAGAAGATTTTAATTTTGAACTTGTAATGACGTCTAAACAACATCTATCAGGCACTGATAGGATCGCCGAGGCTGTTAATAAATTGAGTGATGCCGAAATTATCATTAACATACAAGCTGATGAGCCATTTGTTGACCCTAAAGCTATAGATTCTCTTGTTGAATCATTCAACCAGCCCAGTGTTCATATTTCTACATTAGTAAACAAACACATCACTAAAGAAATTCTAAAAGATAAAAATGTCGTTAAAGCAATTTTGGATGATAACCATTGGGCAGTTGATTTTAAAAGAATTCTAGAAACGAATGCTCCAAATGAACCAATTTATAAGCATATGGGCATTTATGGTTACACTCAAGATGCCTTAATGAAATTTGTTTCGATTCCGCAATCTGAAAGAGAAAAACAAAGAAATCTAGAACAAATGCGTGCGTTGGATAATAATATCCAGATAAAAGCAGTCATCACAGAATTAGACAGTTTTTCAATCGACACAGAAGAAGATTATTACGCAGCAAAGAGAGCTTTCACATGAAAGAAGGAATGAAAAAAAATATAGAAAGAAAGCAGCCATCGATTAATGATGTTGTTGTAATGAATGGTGTTCCCTTATTCAGTTTTATAGAATTGAACATCAACGAAATTTGCAATAGGGTTTGTGCGTTCTGTCCACGCAGTGAGCCAGATGTATATCCTAATCAAAACATCCACATGGATTTAGAGATTGCTGAAACAATTTCAAAACAGCTGCAAGAAATTAACTTTAAAGGTATTGTCAACATCAGCGGAACTGGTGAACCTTTACTCACAAAATATATTGTTGACATAGTAAAGCTATTTGGAAGCAAAGGTATACATGTCGAGATAGTAACGAATGGAGATGTTTTGACGAAAAAGAACGGTAAAGCTTTGATAAAAGATCTTTATAAAGCAGGTCTTTGCCAATTCGTAGTCAGCATGTATGACGGTCCTGAGCAAATAGAATATTTTACTAACTTATTTTCAGATTGTGGTATTGAAAATTCTCTATATACGTTAAGAGATCGTTGGTATGATGAATCAGAAGAGTATGGTCTACTCTACACAAACAGAGCAGGTTACATAAAAAATAGCTTAAAAAAGTTTAAAGATTCACCTTGCTATTATCCACATTATTCTATGTACATAGATTGGAACGGAGACGTCTTGCTGTGTTGTCAAGACATGTATAATCGAACCGCTAAGTTTGGTAATGTTAAAGAAAAAAGCATGTTAGAAATTTGGACAGATCCAAGATTGATCGAATACAGAAACAAACTTGCGAATGGTGATAGGTCTTTATCACCCTGTAATGGATGCAACGCAAATGGTAAAATATTTGGCCAAAATCATGCGAACATGTGGGTCTTAAAATGATAGTAAAAAAAGCTTACGGTTGCTATATCGAAGATGAAGCTGGTAATCGATTGATTGATACGTCAATGGGTTCTGGAGCTCAAATAATTGGGCATGGAAATATATTAGCAAAAAAAGCAAGCAAAAAAATTAAGAATGGAACGATTTATTCAATCCCCAATGTTCATACAGAAAAAGTTAGCCATCTTTTAAAGCAACACATTAATCCTACTCTTCATGAAGATTATATTTTCTGTAGCACAGGTACTGAAGCCAACATGCGCGCTTGTAGATTGGCAAGAGCGTTTACAGGTAGAGATATTATCGGTCGCTTTCATGGCGGTTGGCATGGTGGACTTGATGGATTTTTGGCGGAGCATCCCGATAGCAAAGGCATACCTCAAAGTGTAAATGATCTAACAAGGGTTTTGCCCTATAACGATGAAGAGTGCTTCGAAAAAATCACCACTGACTTTGCTGCGGTAATAATAGAACCAGTACAAGGCTCTAATCCTCGGCATGATGTTAAAGACTTTTTACAAAAGCTAAGAAAGCGCTGTAATGAAACTGGAACTTTGTTGATTCTTGACGAAGTAATGACAGGTTTTAGACTATCAAAAACAGGCGGCGCTGGGCTTTTTGATGTTACACCTGATATTGTCACGTATGGTAAAGTTTTGGGCGGCGGCTTTCCTATTGGAGCCTTAGGCGGAAAAACTGAAATCATGCAAACTAAAAATGTTTTCTATGGCGGCACCTTCTCAGCCAATCCCCTGAGCATGTATACGGCCAAATTGATTCTCAAGACAATCGTTGCACAAGAATTGATCCAGTATGATAAACTAAACTCTGCCGGCGAAAATTTTAGAGATACGCTCAACGAGTATTTTACACGCGAAAATAAACCATTAAGAGTTATGGGTTGCGGACCTCTTAATAGAATTATTTTCACGGATAAATTCATCAAAAATAGAAAAGAAAGAGACGAATTAGAAAGCCAAAATCAAAACATTTTTTATGATAGTTTGAAAAACAATGGTGTTTTTGTGAATGGTAATAGGCTCTTTCATTTTTCGATGTGCCATACAAAAGATGTAGTAGATGAAATAATCGAAAAAATAAAAACAACAAGCTCTAAATTTTAGTAATATAGAAAGCATGAACAAAAGCTATATCTTCAAAGAAAATAATGAAGAAATTGAATTTGTAGGCGACTTTGATGGGCTGTATGCTGAGCAAGAAGATCCTTGGCATCAATCAGGAAATTCTGGAGACATAAAAGATTATTACTTTTATGCGAGAAAAAAGCTAGGATTGCAATTAAAAGAAATCCATCCAAAGACTCTATTAGAAGTTGGCTGCGGATTAGGCTATACTACGAAACTCATACAACAAGACGTACCAGACTGTCGTGTTGAAGGTATGGATATCAGCGGTGTTGCTATAGAAAAAGCGAGAAAGCTGTTTCCAGAATTGGCTTTTTCAAAAGGCAGCATCGCCGATGCCACGCTGCGCTTACAGCGTAAGTATGAAGTGATTATTTTGAACCAACTACTCTGGTATGTGCTAGGATCTCTTGATGTTGTTTTCAACAATTGTTTTAATCACTTAACTGACGATGGTCAATTAATCATTAGTCAAGCGTTTTTTAAATCAGGACAGAAATATGGGAAAAATATCTGCGATGGTTTTGATGGATTATTATTCTATTTGAAAAATAATACTAAAGATGTTTTTGAGATAGAATATTATGAACACAACGCTACTAAAAAGCTATTACACGACGACGGGTTGTTTGTTCTGAGGAAAACCAAGTGAAAGTTTCAGCTATCATTCGATATAGAAATGAAGAAGAATGGATCGGACATGCGATACAGAGCTTCATTGATTTTTTTCCTGATGGCGAAATAATTGTGATTGACAACAATTCAACTGACGCGTCGTCCGACATAATCAAATTATTCGATAGGCATGATATCAAAAAGCTTGACATCAAAGATTACACCCCCGGTAGGTCTTTGAATTTAGGCGCTGAACATGCAAAATATGACACTATTCTTGTACAGTCAGCTCATACCGTCATAAAAAAAATTGATTATGAGAATCTAGAAAAAAATATCACTAAACACGCCGCTGTTTTTGGTAATCAAACACCAATCTATCTGGGTAAGAGAATTACGAAAAGATACATCTGGTCACATTTTAAAGACAACGTCCAAATTGAAAATTTCTTTTCAGAGTCAGAAAACAGGCAATTCTTGCATAACGCGTTCTGTTTTTATCAAAAGGATGTTTTGCTAAAAAACAAATTCGATGAAAAGCTTCATGGGAAAGAAGACAGATATTGGGCGGCGGAGATCGTAAAGAAGGGGTACACATACCTCTATGACTCTGTAAACTTGTCCAGTTATCATTACTACACCAAGAATGGTGCAACGTGGAAAGGTCTTGGTTGATATGATAATTTATGTCGATATTGATGAAACGATCTGTTGCACACCTGAGAATAGAGATTACTCTAATTCAGCACCAATAAAAGAGAACATCGAGAAAATTAACTCACTTTATGATAAAGGTCACACAATCGTTTATTGGACTGCCCGAGGTTCAGTAACAAAAATAGATTGGAGTGAAATCACAAAGAAACAATTCAAAGAATGGGGTGTTAAATTTCATGAATTAAAGTTTGGCAAACCAAACTATGATTTGTTTATTTGTGACAAAGCTATTAACACTTTAGATTTTTTTAAATCCCAAATTTAATATGAAAAACATTGCTGTAATTGGTCAAGGTTTCGTTGGTGGTTCATTAACAACTGTTTTTGCTGAAAGAGGCTTTGATGTGTATGCTTATGACAAAGCAGGTAAATACGCACAAGGCGCCCAACCATCTGCCGGTGGCAAGTTTCCAGAATCCATCAAAGATTTAATCTTAAATAATGAGAATGGTAAAACTTCAAAGGTTTATTTTGTCTGCCTTCCTACACCTATGCAAGATGATGGCTCCGCCGATCTTTCTATTGTAGAAGGCGCGCTAAAAGAGCTAGCATCTATACCAGGAGAAAGAATTGCCGTCATTAAATCAACGGTTCCACCTGGGTCTACTGAAAAGTGGAACATGATGTTTGCTGAAACAGGATTGAGAATTATTTTCAACCCTGAGTTTTTAACAGAGAGAACCGCGGTCGATGACATGCGCAATCAAAACCGGATTATCCTTGGTGGTCCTCGCCCATGGATCAATGTTGTAAAACAAATTTTTGGTACAGCATTCCCAAGCGCAAAGTTAATCAAAACCTCTTCAACAACCGCTGAAATGGTCAAGTATTTGACAAACAATTTTCTCACTGTTAAAGTTGCTTTTGCGAATGAAATGCTACAAATCTGTAGCGCGCTCGACAAAAATGGATTAAATGTCGATTATGATAAAGTAGTTGAATATGCAACGTTCGATTCTAGGATTGGTACAAGTCACTGGAATGTACCTGGCCCTGATGGTAAACTTGGATTCGGCGGCAGTTGTTTTCCTAAAGATATTAACGCGATGATTTGTGTCGCCCAGTCCATGGATGTTGATCCAAAAGTTTTGAAGGCGGCATGGCAAAAGAATTTAGAAGTTCGTCCTGAGAGAGATTGGGAAAAGCTTATCGGTCGCGCAATTTCTAAAAAATCAGATGATTGAACTAGTCTATGGAAGAGTAATACTATCTTGCAATGCAAGAAGAGAAAATATCTTTTGAGTTATTACCTACAGGAAAAGCACATGTCTCATTCTCCGAAGTAAAACTTTGGAAAGAATGTTCTTATAGACATCACCTTGTACACATTAAAAAGGTTGATCTATCCAAGCCATCACCAATACTAGATTTTGGTACTGCGATCCACGCTTCATGCGAGCAGTATCTGCTATCTCGTGTGATGAATCCAGAAATAGCCTATGAACACATGGATAAAGCGTGGGCTGCGAACGAAGGAAATTCAGATTTTACGCCTGCGTCTCTCGCAAAAGCGAAAACAGAAGCCACAGTAATTTTAGCCGAAGTACCAAAGTTCATGGATACGACATTTCCAGATTGGGAAGTTGTCGATGCAGAGCATCAACTTTATGAAGCTGTAGAAAAACATCCTCATGCATTCAAAGGTTTTATTGATGGTGTCATTAAAGCAAAAGGAAAGAAGGGAGAAACCCTCTATTGGATTCTAGACTGGAAAACGACAGCTCGTGGCTGGTTTCGTGAAAAAAGATCCGACGATATGGTCAAGGCACAGCTGGCTCTTTACAAAAACTATTGGTGTCAGAAGAACCCGACGGTCCCATTTAAGAATGTGCGGTGTGGATTCGTTCTGTTAAAGAAATCAGCAAAGCCTGGAGAACATTGCGAGTTATTCTCTGTTTCATTAGGAGAAGTTCCAATTCAAAGATCTCTAAAAGTCGTCAATAACATGTTGACTTCTGTAAAGCGTGGTATTGCATTGAAAAATCGTGATGCTTGCACATGGTGCGAATATAAAGGCACTGAGCATTGTACCTGAAAAAGATTACAAACTCAAAAAAATTGTTACGATAGGACGGTAATGGAAAACAAAAAAACTATCTTAATGCTCAGTGATCATCCGCTATCGACTTCCGGAGTCGGTACACAAGCGCGATGGTTGATTCATGGACTCACTGGCACCGGGAAATATAGCTTTAGATGTTTCGGTGGCGCTGTTCGTCATGATGATTACAACACCACTGTTGTCAATCAGGACTTCATCATCAAACCGACCAATGGATTTGGTGATAGAAATCTTCTTCGACAGACATTGGTACAACTACAACCTGATGCATTAATGCTTTTCACAGACCCTCGATTTTTTATTTGGGTCTGGGAAATGGCGGACGAGATTAGGCAAATTTGTCCTATCGTTTATTGGCACCTTTGGGATAATGAACCGTGGCCCGAATTTAATAGAGTACTCTATGAGTCTACAGATCTAATCAATTGTATCAATTGGCCGACGTACCAAATGGTCAAAGAAAGATTCCCAGAGCGCACGAACTACATTCCTCATGCGGTGCCTAAAGACTTATATAAACCACTACCAGACGAAGACGTTAAAAAGTTCAAGAAGAAATTGCTCGGTGAAGACAAAATGGACCATTTCGTGGTTGGGTATGTCTCGCGTAATGCTCGTCGCAAGATGCCAAGTGATATTGTCGTGTCTTGGAAGATGTTTCTTGATGAATTAGAAAAGAAGCACGGACACCGCAAGGCGACACTAGTTATGCACACTGAACCACTCGATCCAGAAGGTCCAAATTTATATCACGTAATTGAAGCAATGCGTGTTGAACAAAATGTTCTATTCTCAAAGAGTAGAATTAACTTCGATGAGATGTCTCTTCTCTATAATATGTTCGACACAATCGTGAACCGTAGTTGTAATGAGGGTTTTGGATTGCCAACTCTTGAATCAATGATGTGTGGTAAACCAATCATTGCGATCAAGACAGGCGGGTTGACAAGACAAGTTGAAAACATCGAGACGGGAGAGCAATACGGTATCGGCCTCGAACCAGAAGTTAAATGTCTTGTAGGCAACCAAATGGTACCTTACATCTACGAAGACTTTATTTCTCACCAAACTCTCGCTGACTCATTCATGAAAATGTATGAGATGGGCCCTGAGAAAAGAAAAGAACTAGGCATGAAAGCAATGGCTCACGCTCATAAAGATTATGATCTTGAAAGAATGGTCAATGATTGGGACAAGACCCTGTCAGATAAAATAAATGAGTGGAAATCTAACAAACCCCGCCAGTGGTCGCATACGGAGATTTGAACATGAAAAAAGTAGTAGTTCGTGGACCAGCGATGACACAATCCGGATATGGAGTCCATTGCAGACAAATCGTTGCGTGGTTGTTTTCTAAACCTGACCTTGAAGTAAAATTTCAGGCGCTACCATGGGGAGAAACACCCTGGATATTAGATAAAAATGCCTATGGTGGTTTAATCGATAGAATAGCGAAAAGTACTGTCGACCTCACTGTACAACAGGAACAAAAGTACGACATTTCTTTTCAGCTACAATTGCCGAATGAATGGGATCCTTCTATCGCAAAATTCAACGTTGGCATGACTGCAGGGGTTGAGACAGACGTGTGTAATCCACAATGGATTGACGCGTGCAATCGAATGAACATGATAATCGTGCCATCTACGCATGTCGCGGAAGTCCTAAAAAGAAGCGGAAAGCTAACAGCACCAATCATTGTCGTGCCAGAATCTTTCTGTGACGCAATTTTAGAAGAGCCTACTCAAGAGAAACTGGACTCAATGCCTAAGTTTTCTACCGACTTTAACTTCCTCATTTTTGGACAGATCACAGGTGATAACCCAATGAATGATAGGAAGAACACATTCTTTGCTATCAAGTGGCTTTGTGAAGTCTTCAAGGATGACAAGGACGTGGGGATCGTAGTGAAGACGAACCTTGGTAGAAATACACTTATCGACCGCAATCGAACAATTTCAATAATGAATACTTTGATTCGTGAGTGTCGAAAAGGTGAATTTCCTAAGGTTCACTTATTACATGGTGACATGTCAGAAGAGGACATTGCCACACTCTATAAGCATAAACAGATAAAAGCTTTGGTGTCTCTCACAAGAGGCGAAGGATATGGTTTACCGATTTTAGAAGCGGCCGCATCGGGATTGCCTGTCGTCGCTACAGGATGGTCTGGACATCTTGATTTTCTTAATCATGGAAAATTCATTAATATCTCGTATAACTTGAAAGAGATTCACCAATCAAGAGTTGATGGAAAAATCTTCATACCTACAGCTAAATGGGCTGAAGTCATAGAGGAAGATTTTAAGAGAAAGATAGCTAAGTTTAAGAACAGCTCTTCTATCCCAAGAGAATGGGCGCAAGATCTTTCAAAGACTATAAAAGAAAAGTATTCTTCTTCAGCAGTTTTTAAGATTTATGATGAAGCTTTGAAAGAAGTCATATGATTATTTCCCTTGTTCTTTTGTCATTGTTTTCTATTGGACTCAGCGCCGCCTTGTTTTATAGCGTTAAGAAAAACTTAGAACTCATCGAAGCTCTAGAGGAAACATCGGAACAAATCGAACAATCGATCGAATTATTGGATTATTATTACAAAAGGTTAGACAAAAAACTGAAACTAGAAGTGTTCTCTGATGACCCGACGATAAAAGAGTTAGTTGATGACATGAAACAATCCAGAAAAGCCGTGTCTATTATCATAAAACAACTTACAGGCGACGAAACACCAGAAGAAACTGAATAACTTAGAAAGATCGCACGATGGTAAAAAAGAAAACAAAGGAACCTGTTCGAAAGGTTAAATCTCAAAAGGCTAAGCCTAAAAAAGCCAAGCCTCAAGAAGAAATTAAACCTCAGGAGGTTGAAACACCAAAAGCAGAGGAAGAAAAAGCAGAAGTAAAAACAAAGAAGAAGACAACTGATCCTCTTAAGCTGTATTTTAATTCTGATACCCAACGTGCGATCGTCGATTTTCAATCAGCGAAAACTAAAAAAGAAAGAGACCAACTATATGTAAAAGAGATCATGCCAGCTTTCGAAAAGCTGGTAGAAAATCTCATCAACATCCACAAGTTCGCAGGCCTCTATGACTCATATGACGATTTAAAGAATGATTGTGTCAACTTCCTCTTTGAGACTATCGGTAAATTCGACGCCTCCCGTGGAACCAATGCGTTCTCTTACTTCAATGTCGTTGCGAAGAATTGGTTGATCATCAAGACCAAACAAAAGTCTCAAAAGACAAAAAAGAATATTTCGTTAGATGACCCAAGCATGTTATCAGCTCATGAAAAAAACATTGTTGATGAGCATTGCACGCTCTTACCTCAAGACATTATTTTAGAGTCTGCGAAATCAGCTGAAACAATAACTGCAGTGCTGTATGAAATTCGTGAGAAGGCGCGTACAGAAAATGAACTGGTCTGTATCAATTCCATCATAACAATATTCGAGAATATAGATGAAATAGACCTCCTCAATAAAAACGCGATTTTACTCTACATGCGTGAGCTATCAGGATTAAGCCCAAAACAGCTGACCACGACAATGCAGGCGATCAAAAAGCACTATCGAAAGATAAAAATAGAACAGCGTGATGAGATGTGAGGCCGGTATGCAAACAACACTTGAAGATTCTGAACTAAAATTAGAAGAAAAAGTAAAAGATTTTTCCAGTCTCTTAAATCAGATCGAAGGTCTTTCTGATAAAAAGAAAAAATTATGGAAGGAAATATACGAAAACGCTATCTATGATAGGCAGAATGCGTATACCCTTTTCTCAAAGTTAGTTAAAATTGTAGAAGATAAAAGTACAGAACATGCAGTGCATGGAAAAACTATGGCTACTTACATTGAAAAAATGAGCAAAGCCAATGATCAACTCATTAGATTAGCAGAGTTAGTCGCCAAAGCTGAAAAATCAAATGATGAAATTGATCCTGACGAAATGTTTAAGAGAATAAATAGTTAAAGCAACATGCCAACATTCTACGGACGTCGAAAAAATAAAGATTTTGCAAGCTTTGCAGAAGCTCAGAAAAACATACTTGCAGAAATTGATGCATTTATTGATGAACAGCGTCCGACGTTCAAAAGAATGGTTATTTTAGATGTAATCTCAGATCCACAAAAAATAGATAGCAATAGAATTACATATTGGCAAGATGTTTTAGGCGTTTCTAACACACAGTATGTCTCGTACCTACCGAGAAATGCTGTAGTGGCGCAGTTCGTTTTAGATGGTATCAAGAGTGTATCATCTCCCATGTTCGCATTCCCATTTTTCCCTTCACACTTAGCGTTACCATGCAAGCCCGGAGAAATTGTCTGGAGCATGGTTGAAAATCCGGGTGCTGGTATTAAAGATATGGCATGGTGGATCTGTAAAGTTCAAGGACTTAATTTTGTTGATGACACAAACCATAGTCACTTCCCAAATTCTTTAAATCCATCTTTTATCCCAGGCTTGTCTAAGAAATTTCTTGGAACTAATGAAGATAAACCATTATATCGCATGTACAATGGCAAAATTTTTATAGATAATGATGGAAAACCCAGATTTGTACCAAAATCGCAGATTATACCCGGCACAAAAGATGACGTTTTCGAACAATTAGTTACAAAAACAGAAGCATCAAAAATGATGCAGTATGAGTCTATTCCTCGCTTTAGAAAACGCCCCGGTGATATCGCGCTCGAAGGAAGCAATAATACATTAATCGTTCTAGGGACAGATAGAACAAAAGCCATTGCAGACTATAGCGGGATGGGTCGTCCGTACCAATACCCCGAAATCAATGAAAAAAATGAGCCTACCCCTGAGTTCAATAACTTTCCCAAGTGGCCAGTTGATGATTACTTTGGAAAAGCTGGCTCCATTGACTTGGTTGCCGGTCGTGGTACACTACCTGAAACTGGTGGTCAAAGTGTTGCGACTAAAAGAGCATTAGAAGGTGAAGTCGATTCCGAAGGATTTAAAAAAGAGCTTGGGAAATATGAGACTGAGTTGAGTCCACAAGAAGGAGACCCAGATTTAATAAACGATAGAAGTAGAGTTTTAATTTCTCAGCGCACGGCGGTTGATAAAAATTTTGGACTCGCTGCATATCAAGAACGATTCAACATACAAGACAATTCTTGGAATTCTGCTGTCGTCATAAAATCTGACAAAGTTCGTATAATTGCAAGATCTGATATCTCATTAATAGTAACAGACAATGATCCAACTCCCCGTTATGATGCAAGCTCAGGTGATACATCTGAATTTTTTGCCAAAGACAACATTGATCAAAAGCGTTGGGCATCAATAACAATAAAAGCCAATGGTGATATTGTTTTTACTCCTTCAGAAAAAGGCTATATCAAGCTTGGAGATGATACTGCTGATAAAGCAATACTTTGCACGGATATCACGCTAGATCCAGATGGTATGGGTGGAGAAGTTAAAGCTGCGCCAATTTTTACAACAGGCAACAAGCAGGTTGGAACAGGAAAAGCTGGGCAAGGAACATTCGCTAAAAAAGTTCTTGTTAAATAATGAGAAAACCATATGGGTATTTTAGAAGATTTTGGTCTATTGAATCCAGATGGCACGATTACCGATGCCTTTAGAGCTAGAGCAATTGAAATTTATTCGGAGAACAGTCCATCGGCGCAAGGTCAAGACTTAAATGATACAGAAAGATATGGAGATTGGCAAGCGCAACTATTAGATGGGACTCTTGGTTCGTCATGTAAAACTTTAGATATCGAAGCACCGGTCTCAACTATACCTGTTTTTGATCCATCTTATGTTGCAGCAAAATTAGAGATTGAAGAACCTCCATTAGATTTAGCATCGATTATTGCGTCCTTTGCAGCACCCCAAGCGGCGATACCAGCTTTGTTAAATGTGAAGCCTGATGATATCCCTGAAGTCGTGCAAAAATTACCTGACTTAGTTGAACCCCCGCCAGCACTACCGACTCCTGTCTATCCAGAAGCTGAAGTTCTTCCCACTACAGAACAACCATCCTGGGGTGGTGATGGCGTGCCAAACTATCCAAGCCAAGAAGGATTTAATCTCGCGTTCATCTCTACACTTCCTGCAGCGCAAGCTCAACTTGATGTCATAACCAAAGATCCGACGTGGTGGGCGACATTTACTCCTGATAAGCTATTTGATACAGCGAAACAAGTTTTAGAAGCCAATGTTGAGCCTGTCACACAACCGGCAACAAGCAATACTGATGATTATAACGCTGAAAAAAAAGTTGTGATACAATTAGCTTCTGAAGCCATGGCAGCCCGAACCGTCGCAACTACTGTTGGAGCTACAAAGCTTTTAAAAGAGCTTGGAAAAATAAAAGGTTATCTTGCCGTAAGTGTTGAAGAACAACCATCAGATGGCGAAGCTCTAAAAAACAACCTATATCGACTTAAGTCTAATGAAAAAAACATGGTTGTGTTATTCCCAAATCGCAATATGTCATATGGAGATCATCTTGCGCTAGAAACGATCTATGCTCTTGCAGATCACATGTACCAAGACAAAAGCTATAAAAAATCTCCAGATGAGGATCCTGTGACACTGGAGATTGGAAATATCACAGGTAATGCATACCTCAGCCCATTTGGTAAAAAAACAGGTCCAAAAGGAGTTGGATGGAGAATTAACCCATGGTCTCCAGGCGGCCACGGAGGTATGAGTTTTGATATGGCATATCCAATGCGAGACGAGAATGGTAATTGGATGTCTGGATTGTTCACAAATGAAGCTGGCAATGAAATTCAAGAATTCAAACCACCTTCGCCATACAAGTGTGGACCCGGTGGTGACGCATCAACGCCATATTATCTAAAAACACAAAACCAACAAACACTTCCGCATGATTTTCCTGCGATGTATGAGATGGGTAGATGGTTGTACCACGAGTGGTTTATTGGATTGATTAAGCAAGGTCGTCTACTTCCATGGCCTGGGCTTGAAAAAGCTGCGAAACTTCTTCCATACCAGTTCATCCTTGTAGGAAATATCATATATAAAAAGTTGAATGCATGGGGTATCAAAAACATAGGAACAAATTGGAATACGGCTCATGTACCGTTATATAACGCCGTGGGATGGACTTGTATACGAATGTTCGTTCCAGAAGATAACCATGAAGATCACATGCACGCTGTAGGATGTAGAACAACAATCGAGACTTCACTTCCTCCAAGCGAAAAGATTGTTTATCGTGTGCGTCCCCAATATGATACAGATAAAGGATATCGGGGTAAAGAAGTGAAAAAAGACTTTGGTTCCGGAAAAGAGACTGTTTTCGTCTAAAATTAAGAATAAAATAATGGTCGATAGTTGAATCAAAAGCTTATTTATCAGCAATGGCGACCATAAATTTCAAGAGCGTTGGACAAACCCAACAAGAAATTGTCGACTCCACAGTTACGGTCGCCAATTTACCTATTGGGATTAAAACCCCATTAAGAATTGCAGGTTCTGATGGTCTACTTGAGATGCACTATAATCTCGAAGATCAGATTGCCGACAATCTAAGAAATCTACTTTTGACAAACTGGGGCGAAAGATTAGGCCAGTATTACTTTGGAGCTAATTTAAAACCCCTTACAACAGAATTTGTTTCTCAAGAAAACTTTGATAATGAGGCGGTCGTTAGGATAAAGGCAGCTGTCGAGCGCTGGTTGCCCTTCGTTGACTTGATTGAATTTTCATCAAGTGTGAATCGATTGGAAAACAAAAATACGGCAATCATTAACATTACAATAAGTTATAGTGTACCTGTCATCGATGTTCCTGAGAAAAAATTGCAAATAACGTTATACGTACTCTAGCTTAAAGTTGGCATAAAATGGCTACAGATCCTAAGAAAAACCTCACAAGTGTTAGACAGCGTAGATATCTCGCTAGAGATTTTGATTCATTTAGAACAGTTCTCTTAGACTACGCACGCCAATATTATCCGGATCAGATACAAGATTTTTCTGAAGCTTCAGTTGGCGGCCTTTTTCTAGACATGGCAGCTTACGTTGGTGATAACCTGTCTTTCTATCTTGACCATTTGTATGGCGAACTAAATTATGAGACCGCAGTTGAGAATTCTAGCATCGAAAGAGCTCTCATTAACGCTGGAATCCCTATTACTGGTGCTGCTCCGGCAACTGTTCCGGTTGTGGTGTATATAGAAGTACCTGTTGCCACTGCGGGTGATGAATCCCCAAACATCAATCTTTTGCCTGTTATTCAAAAAAATACAGAGTTTTCTTCCGACAACAGCGTGACGTTCGTGTTATTAGAAGACATCGAGTTTGCTTATGATCCAAACGAAGACGGCAATTATATCTTAAATCCAGCCGTCGAAAAAAAAATTGGAAGAGTTAGATCTGATGGAAAAGTATTAACATATCTTTTAGCGTTAAGTGGCTTATGCATATCGGGTCAAGAAGCGACGGAAACATTTTCAATAGGATCCTTCACACCATTCAGAACGATCACGCTTCTACAAAGCAATATTTCAGAAATAGTAAGAGTCACGGATAGCTTAGGAAATGAATATTACGAAGTAGGCGCACTATCGCACGACGTAGTCTATCAAAATGTAATAAATTCTTCCACGGATAGTGATTTAGTTAAAGATGCTCTGCGTGTAGTTCCAGCGCCATATAGATTCACAAAGTCAGTTTCTTTAACTGGCAGAACAACCACGCTGACTTTCGGTGGCGGAAATGCTAGCACGATGGCAGATGATATTATTCCTGATCCATCTGACTTTGCGATCGCATTCCCGTATTCAAGAACATTTTCTCGATTGCCAGTAAATCCAGAAAAACTATTAACAACCAACACACTAGGGATTGCCTCCGAAAATACAAGCCTATCAATCACATACAGATATGGTGGTGGATTAAACCACAATGTAGCCCCAGGCACGATTAGATCTATTTCCAATTTAATAATTTCTTTTCCAAGGAATCCAACCGTCGGTGATATCTCTACCATTAGATCGACTATAGAAGTCAACAATACAATTCGTGCTACAGGTGGTGAAGATCCATTGACTACGGACGAGCTAGTAGCTCTTATCCCTGCGGTTAAAAATTCTCAAGAAAGAATTGTTACCAAAGAAGATCTCCTAGCAAGAGTTTATACGATGCCTTCAAACTTTGGGCGTGTATTTCGAGCAGCAGTTCTACCTAACTCAAACAATCCGCTGGCTGCGCAGCTGTATATCATTTCAAGAGACGTAGACAATAAACTAATCGTTTCACCTGATAGCCTTAAGCTAAATGTCAAAAAATATCTAGACACGTACAGAATGGTATCTGATGCCATCGATATTCTTGATGCCCAGGTAATCAACCTCCAGTTAAAATTCACTGTAGTTCTTGACCCTTCTTTGAATCGAACAAACGTGTTATCAGAGATTCTGCAAAAGCTACAAGATAAGTTTGCGGTACAAAATCTCTACATCAACCAACCAATAGTAATATCAGATGTCGTTAATGAAATCTTCACAGTGCAAGGTGTCATAAGCGTAGACAACGTACAATTTACTAATATCTTCGGAACAGTCAACAATAGAGAGTATAGCAATGTCACACACGACATAAAGGCTTATACAAGACGACAGTTAATATTCCCACCAACGGGTGGTATTTTTGAAATACGATATCCTGAAGTTGATATCATAGCAAAAGTGGTGAGCTAATGTTTCGCATACTAAAAGCAGATAAAGACACTTACATCACGAACAAGTACATCGATGGTGTTCGCGCTGTTAGCGGAAACGTCGGCCTTGGTGGCTCACTCGACTTATTTAAGCTATATGGTATTACTCTTAGTGGTAGTGGAAGAGTACCTCAAACAGAGCTTTCTCGAATTTTAATACACTTTGATTTGGATCCTTTAAGAAATTTGGTAACTGCCAATAAGATCGATATTGCGCATAGCAGCTTCAAGTGCTTTTTAAACCTAAAAGACGTTTATGGTGGACAACCAACACCAAGTAATTTCACAGTTGATATTTTTCCGTTGTCTGCTTCTTTCTCAGAAGGCCTTGGAAAAGATATCGCATATTATGCCGATAAAGACAAAGCAAACTTTTTATCAGCATCTTCTGACGCACTCTGGATTGGAGAAGGTTGTACTCAAGGAGGCGGGGCAACGGAAGTTTGCGACTATATTACCAGCTCGTTAACTGTAACAAACACCAAAGTTTCTCAAACATTTATCACGGGCGAAGAAGACCTGCTAGTCGATGTAACAAGTGTTGTTTCTGCAACAATTAAAGGTGATCTTCCCGATTCAGGATTTAGAATAACCTTCACCAGCACGATTGAAAATGATTCTAAAACTTACTTCGTCAAACGTTTCGCCAGCCGACAAGCCTACGATGAGAGCAAGCGTCCACAGATATTAGTTAAGTTTGATGATTCAATACTTGATGATACATCGAACTTATATCTCGATTCACCCGTTTCAGCAAGTTTATTTCTATACAACTATGTTAATGGTCAGTTAACAAACTTGCTATCAGCAAGCTCACAAGTCACTGGTCTGAATAACTTGTTGTTAGAATTAAAAACAGAAGCTTCGGGCGTTGGTGCATACTCATTATTTTTCACGGGCTCACAACACAAATATGGAGCAAATTTTGCGACAGGAATTTATTCTGCATCAGTCACTTTGCCTCTTAGCAATGCTAACTTAAAAGAAAGCTACTTGCAAACAGGGTCAATAAAGTTCACTCCAATATGGAGCTCGTTAGATAAAACAGTAGCGTATATTACAGGGTCCTCCATAACTGCTTACGCGCCTGAGAGAATTACAAAAAGACTAAACCCAAGGCGCTACATAGTTAGCGTCATTGGTATAAGCACAGAATATTCTGAAGCAGAAGATGTCACGATGCGTGTGAATATCTTTGATCAAAATAGTCCAATCATCATCGCGAAAAGATTACCTGTTGAATTGCCTGGCGTCGTTTTAAGAAACGCTCATTTCGCTATTAGGAATGCTGCGACTAATGTTTATGCTATTCCCTTTGACACGACGAATAATTCAACGAAATTATCGAGCGATTCTAGCGGCATGTATTTCAACTTTAGCACTGCCGCACTTACGTCGTTAAACTCTTATGTTATTGACGTAATGATTAACGTTGATGGTCAAGAGCAAAAATACCTGAATGCATCGCCTGCATTTAGAATAATCAAGATTTAATAACACGCTATGTCAACCAAGAATAATTCACCTTACATTCCTTCGTTCTTGAAAGCGGCGTTAAGCGACACGCGTCCCGCACAGTTGACTTTTCTTGATCTTGTTGACACCAATATTAAAAGCACTTCATCTTTCAAGTATGAGCCTCTTGATTATCCTTTAAAAAACACGCAACAACTTAACCTTGATTGGTCTTTGTTCGAAAACCACACATTCTTTCAATCCGCTGAAGTAAAAACCAACGTTGCATTTGATCAAATCATTAATGGATATCCATTTGATGGAACGAAAAAGGAAGTAGAAGCTTTCTTTGATAAAATAGGAGGTTTTGAAAAATGGGTCTTCGATCAACTTCCAAAATTTAGCGGACAACTACACTTTTCAGGGACGCAGCTGGGTGAAACTCCGTCCAATGGATTCAACGCTGAGTTAGGTACTTGGATCTCAGTAATTGATTCAGCAGGTGCGCTGTACCCAGATATTTCTAAGAACAAAAGCGGAGAATCGGTTTTAAACCCGCCAGTAGATAAATCACTTACTATTGAAATGCAATTGTACTTGCCTGTTTCATCGAGCGGAAGACAAGTAATTCTACAAAAACTTTCTTCTGATAAAACAGAAGGATTTACACTACATCTTGAACCATCAACTTCGACTGAAGTTAAAGGCGTTTTTAGTATCGTTTCAGGCGCAGTTCAAAATCATGTTTCAACAACTTTAGAAAAAGGAAAGTTTAATCATGTTTGTGTCTCTTTAAACAGAGAAACAGGCTTAGATTTTCTACAGTTTTTTAGAAACGAAATTCTGGATGCAGAGAGTGAAAAGAAAGACATCAGCGCCTTTAGCTCAACTTCAAATCTTTTAATTGGATCGGGATCTTCATTCTATATTACAGGTGCACTAGTTTCCCCAGAGCAAACGCTTAGTGGAACGATAGATGAATTAAGAATATTCCATTCTTATAGAACAATTTCGCAGCAACAAGCATACGCAAATAAAGGCATGTATGCAACAGACCCTTTGAAGCTTTATTATCGCTTTAATGAACCATCTTCATCTTTATCTTCGGTCGCAAGTGATGATGTGAACCGTATAGTTCTTGATAGCTCAGGCAATGCTTTACACGCCTTAATCAATAATTTTTCAGTATCTCTAAGAGAGTCAGCAAAAGCTGATATTCTAAATCCAATTGTAAATGAAAGACCCGAATTTACAACTATTCTTTTTCCTTATAACCCCGATGTCGTCAGCTTAAATAATGAGCTGTTAACTTCAGCAAGCATTTACGACCAGGCAAATCCAAATTTAATCACAAAGCTTATCCCCCGACATTATCTTCGAGAAGGCGCATTTGAAGAAGGATTCGCAAACACAGCTGTTGAAGGAACCATAGGAGATTCTTATGGTGGACAAGGGATACCTGGACAAGGTCAACTCGGCTCAGCCCAAGTCATGTTAACATTCCTCTATATCTGGGCAAAGTTTTTTGATGAAATCAAGATGCTCGTTGACGCATTCAAGACTTTGCGAACTGTTGATTACAACTTGAATGATACAATACCAAACAACTTTTTGAATGATTTTATCAGATATTATGGCGTGTACTTACCTCCAATGTTTAATTCAGCAAACATACAGCAATATGTTGAAGGAGAAGACATCAACGAGATAAGCGTAAATGATGTTACAATACGCGACGTACAGGCAAAGCTCTTGAGAAGAGTGTTGATCAATATGCCTGATATTCTAAGATCAAAAGGAACGCAACACAGCATTCGTTCTTTCTTGAGATCATTGGGTATCGATCCTGATAATAGCTTGAGAATTAGAGAATTCGGTGGACCATCTTTGCGACAGTTTGGAACTAGTAGAGAGGTAAAAACTGATGTGGCTGCGGTAGTAAATTTTCACACCGCATCTTTAGTTATGACTCCATTTTTATCAGCATCAAGAGTAGAACCAGGTTATCCACCTCCATCAGGGTCATTCGTACTAAACTCTCAAAACAAGATTATTGGAACTACTGCCCCAACAGATGGATTATTGACGTCAGGCTCATGGACATTCGAAGGTTCTTACAAATTTACAATAGAAGATATAGCTCAAGCAACGGGTCCACAATCGTTAGTAAGATTTGAAACGACGGGTTCTGCGACAACCGCTCAGCAAGGTGTTATTGCGAACTTGATTTTCTCAGGTTCTGTATTACAAGCGTTCTTCAGACCCGGAATGGACACCAGCTCTCCTACGTTAAATCTCTTTTTATCTGCAAATTTATATGATGGTAATCGCTGGAATGTTTCTTTCGGCTGTTATCGCAATGATTCAATAGATAGCGATGTCTCATCTTCTTACTTCCTCCGTGCAGCAACTCAAAACGCAGGTGACATCACAGAAAGTTATGTAACTTCTTCATTTTTCTTTGAAACTCCCAGCGGCGAAAAGAATGCATTTAGATTATTGGACGCAACGTACAACGCATCAGGATCAAGATTATCGATAGGCAATGATTCAAACATACCAGCTGGAGGTTTGGGATATCGTTATTTAAATAGTACATTAGATGTTGATGACCTCGCAAGAACAGCTGAATTTGTTGGACATGTCAACAACGTAAGATTTTGGTCTAAGGGCTTGACAGAAGAAGAATGGAAAGAGCACGTTAGAAATTACAAGTCATTTGGCGTAGAAAACCCTTTAACAAACTACAACTATGTTACGAATAAGACAGGCTCTTTTGAAAAATTGAGACTCAGCATTTTTGAAAAGCAAACTACGCTCACTGCGTCGGCTGCGGGAGCAATACAGTTCTTAGATTTTAGCGAAAATTTATTCCACGCCAGTGGAACGGGATTCCCTGCAACGGGTAGCGCAATCACTACTGACCTGATTTCATACAGTTATATCTCGCCTTATTTTGATGAATATTCAACAAGCGAAAAAATTAGAGTCAGGGGATTTGAAAACGAAGAGTATCTGGCCAATACGCCATGGGCTACAGAGGCCCCTGTGTATGAAACTCCGCCAGGAGAAGTTCCATTGGATGATCCTCGATTATCCATCGAGTTTTCTTTAGTAGACGCTTTAAACAGAGATATCGTCAACATGTTCTCGAGTTTAGATGAGATGGCAAATGCGATCGCAAGCCCTGAGCTTGCATTTTCTCCTGACTATCCCGATCTAGAAAAGCTTCGAGACGTGTATTTTAATCGTATTTCTGAAAAACTAAATTTCAAAAGCTTTTTTGAATTCTATCGCTGGTTCGATCTTTCAATTAGCACTTTTATTGAGCAATTGGTTCCTCGAAAGACTCGCTTCAAAGGAACTAATTTTACCGTCGAATCTCATATGCTAGAACGCCATAAAATCGAATACCAATCTAGCGAGATATACCTTGGTGATACCAACAGAAATAGAATTAGAGACACTTTATTAGTCCAGCAAGTCGTAGGAACTTTAAGCAAATATTGAGTGATGGTTTATGGATATATTTTTTAGAAATTTTTTCTCGACAATCGAGCAATACGAAGCGACCATAAAGACCGCATTCGACGAAGGACCTGTTGTCATAAGAACGGCCGCTGGGACGAACACTTCAAGCATAAACACTTCAGAAATTGATCGATTTAGACAAGGCGTTGAAATAACACAAAACAAACACACGTTAGGACTAGTAAAGATATATGCAGGTACGCCTGGTCATATTGTCAAGCCAATAAGCTATGGTGTGAGCGATTATGATATCATCACGACTGGTTCATTCCATGAAGTTGATTACTTTGACCCAGCAGAATATCTTCGAGCGCAACAAAATTCTTTAACGGCAAGTGTAACATTTCCGATTATAGCCGGTGATAACGATACGACCAGCAATTACGATTTTAATGGAATAATAGAGCCTCTTTCAATCCGCGCAGTCGCTTCATTCTTTTCTATTGAGTTTCCTTTTGAAGCTCACGCGGCGAGGGGCACACTTATGGGTGGCAACGTAGAAGATTTCAAGCTTTCAACAGAGCAAGTTTTAACTATCGACTATGTTCCGACTAAGCTCGTGCCAATCAAAAATTTAGCGACAGGATCCATAGAAGGTAACCGCGCTTTCGAAAATAAAGCTTGGTTCTTGGACTCATCTATAAGTCTATTGTCAAGTTCTCAAGCTTCGACCACGACAGACATACCTACGCTCGGTGCGGGCCGGATAAATCCAGACTTAAACGTGATTCTTCCATTCAATGATACAAGAAAATATTTGAATGCTCTAGGAATAACGACCATCACGCACGGTGCTGATATGGTCAATGTTTTCAGTACAATGACAGGGTCAAATGAAAATTATGTTCCACCTGGTAAAAAATCGGCTACAACCGGCTTCGTATATGATAATATAGGATACGCAGGGACGGATTCAATCGCATTCGGAGGCATGACATATTGATATGGCTACGAGTAAAGCATTAAGAGCAGCGCCTCCTAAAATTTTGGATAACTACGTCACATCCATTAAGCGATTATATGGCGGTCCTGATACTGTGCCCGATGAGTTATTTTTAACTAAAGGAACTATTCTAATTCCAGGTTCGGCCGCTGGTGCAGGTAATTCTGTTCTCACGACACCTATCGGATTTAACGTTGAATTAAACGGTAAAACCTACAAAGAATTTTCAGTATCAGACGCAGGATGGATGTTTCTTCGCGACCCAGCAGGCGGCAGCACAGGCATGGGTGGTGGAAGCTGGTTTTATTATGATGTCATCTATAATCCTGCAGCTCCACCGAATCAAGCTATTGAGACTTCTAATGAATTTATTTTACCGAACTTTAGCTATGACCATATCCTTCTTGCGCCGTGGTTTGGAACAGACTTGACACAACTCGCAACCACGGTTGATCAGATAGAAATAGCTTACTCACTCACAAGTGCAGATAAAGAAAACATTGCACAGGGTGGAGACACAAGAAAATTTCCCTATAATCTTGTCGATAATGGTGTGAGATGCTTGAATGGTGTTGATTCTGAAAAAGGAAGATATCTTCTCGTAAGATGGTCGATGGCTTCTAACTATTACACTTACAAATTCAAATTTGAAGTTGCTATCTATGAGAATGGATTAATTGAATATAGATACTGGCCATTAGAAACACTAGCACCTTCTTCTGCTAGCACTCCTTTAATAGAGGTCACCGTCGGAGGATTCTGGTCCGGTCCAAGTACCGGCGCAAATAAATTTAGAGATTTTTCGACGCTTTTAGATTATCGAAAGATTGATAGGTCGATATCTTCTCTTGGTGGTGCGGTATACGATACAAGCTTTACAGAAGCAAAGACAAGTGCATATAGAAGTGCGCCATATGCTGTCAAAGTATCTGCGACTAATTGGCCAAAAAATGGCGCTGTGATAACTCTAGCGCCTCCAGTTAATCCCGCAAAATTCTTACCAAAGAAACTAACACCCATTATTTCTTCTAATAAAGAGATTGTTAGAAGCCCAGGACTGTTTGATGATAGAAGATCAATCAGCTTTAAAACAGGATCGTTGATCAATCTTCCATCTAATCTTCCATCTCGCCTATTTGGTGATACAGGAGATATGAATGTTTCTATTCAACAACTTCTTTTTACGAGTGGAAGCATTGTTGTGACAGGTAGCGTCAATAAAGTAGTCTTTGACTCGCAGCTCCAGCAATTAGAAGCTTTAGATAACTTGAAACAATCTGCCGATTTTTCATTCAATGAAGCGCAAAAAAACTATGATTCGACTTCAAAAGTCACGGAATTTTACGCGACTGGTTCTTCAATTTCTTTTTTCGGTGAAGGATTTACAGCTCCACTTAAATCAAAAACACAATTTCAAATTTCTTTACCGGTAACTAAGCAAACTACTCTGCCTTCATTGACATCTTCAATCTACTATTATGATAGCAGTTTTAGTCAGTGGATGAAAAAAGCCTCAGAATTTAGCAATAACATAAAAACTAAAACTTTAACTTCAAATTATGTGGAAGGAGATTATGACGATTATTACACTTATAGAGTTACAGAAACGGCAATTGGATTTGACGCGGTAGGAAGAAAAGTTGTTTCTGGAACTATTCCCGCCTCATTTCAATCAACCTCAAGACAGTCTGACATCTCAATTGGAGGAATTTTCAACGCGCCATACCCTTCTAGACTTAGCACAAGTGGTGTGGAAATAGCCATGGATTCTATTGAAAAAAGCGTGAAATCTCAGTCGACAGCAATAAACAAAAAATATCTAAATTCCATCACAGAAAATTCGGCTTTTTGCCCGGACGTTTCACAAAAGTTCGACTTACCGATTGATTATCCATTTTTGATAGAAAAAGTGATAGTGGAAATTCCTCTATATATTTCCGGAGCCTGGTTCAATGATATCACAACATGCAATAAGGCTTTTGGTGATGTCGGCCAAGCAGCAGGTCTTACATCTGGAAGCATTGACTTTGGAGGACCGGGTCTCACGTTCTCACTAATGTGTGGTAGAGAAAATGGTAGCTTCTGTTTTCTAGATCTCATTGCTTCTGGAACCATCACACATGTTAACGATAATACAGGTAGCGTCACGCTTTATAAAAATTCCGGAATGAACAATTACGTTTTAAGGCCTGTTGGCTTTAAAGCATTTTCCAATCCATCTACAGTAATTTCAGGAACAAATAATATTTTCAATTCGAAAGTTAAATTGGAGCTCGAAGCATCCATTGCTGGTGGGTTAACTCTAGCAAGAAATGATCGATCAGTTCATCCGGGCGCAGAGGGTCCTTCTAGCTTTGTTTCATTCATTAGTGATAATAGAAATGCTTGCATCAACTTGTTAACATCACCTCTCTTACCATCTGAAGGTGGCGCAGCTTTCAACGATTATGATGCAAAAGTTGCATATGACACATATGCAAATAGAGCGCCCCGCGTCTACCTACAACAAGTCAGTCCGCTTCCTCGAGGTTCAACAGGTTTCGAATTTAATGGAAATTCTATTCTGGGTGGGAACGTCGCGTATTTTAATTTAACTCCATTCGTTAACAATCCACTTTATTATTCTTCTAGTGGATCCCTATCGGCGGAATTAAAATCAAAAATTGATACAGCGGATTTTACTTTTGAAGCGATATCCATTTATTCTTTTGTCAACTCTCGCCCTGCACCGTACCTAGTTTTTCCAGGTGATAAGTTAACGATAGCGTTTTCAAAAACGAGGCCTGTTTCGTATAAAATGTATGGTAATAATCCTTTCGGCGTTTGGGATTACACTTCTTATGATTTGACGGGTAGCCATGGCACGGTTATGTTAAACACCGGGTCGATAGATATCACTGTGTACGGTAGTTATGTTCGAGAAGGAATGGAGTATCATCCATGAAATGGGATAATACAGACGCAATTTTCAGCACAATCGGCAACTATCCTATAGTCGATCAATTCGACGTGTTGTATTCAAACTTACAGACTGGCACAACTTACGACAATTACATTACAGGTGCATTATTAAAATCAATATCCGTTAGCGGAAGCACTGGAGAAAGAGGACTTGCATTCAACAAATTAGCCGTTTCTCAAACAGCTTTACCCGACACAGGCGCATTGACATCTACTGACGATCCTTTTCAAAGCTATAAATTACAACCATGGAGAGAAAGAGCTGGTCTCATTAGAAATTTAAGAATTTTTTCTAACTCAGAAAGATTCTACGATTCTCTAGCACCAAACTTGAATGATATGGTAACTCTTACAGGCGGCCGACTTTATCGTTCGCCCTTTAGTGGAATTGTTTTTACGTTTGGAAACGATGTGACTATTGGATCCTTCACGTCCTATAGCTCGATAGGCTTCGTTGAGTCGTTTCCATTTGAACCTCTTTATTCCACAGTAAATCGCCAAGAAAGAGTATCTAAGCGCTTTACTACCGATGTCGATTCTTCGGGAAATTCGCTCACCCGAATTTTTGTCACGACAAATCTCATAGTTAGAGATCTTACTCGATTTTTAGACGCTACAATAAATTCTTTTACTGATGGAGGATTTTGGACGAAGTATGTTTCCTCAACATCCAATAGACCGATAGAAGGACCTGCTGAAGAAGATTTATCAAAGATTCTGTTTGGGTTTGGTGATGGAAGAACACAGACACCAACACCATTCGATACATACTCACAGCCTCCTCGCAAATATTTACCGATGTATAGAAAGCTGGGTGAAGGATCCAGCTATAAAATATTAGTTTCTCCAATAATTCGTGGATGGAAATATGGATTGATTGATGGTAATCCTCACTACACAAGTTGTGTCTTTAGAAGAGATAGATATGGTCAATTCAGAGACATGCTTGAGCAACGTTTGATCTCTACTTCTTATACGGATACAAGAAATTCCCCAACTAAATACTTTGGAAGCTTTGAAGAACCAAGCATGCCATCGACAGTTGATTCAGAAAACTCTATAAAAGAAGGCACAATTACACGTCCACTTGAAGTTAAGTTTTTACGACAAGCAGTCGTCGATAACAAGCAACAATATTTTACTGAATCTCCTGTAAATACGTGGTCTTCAAACCTTAGTTTATACGCTACTTCTTCTCTACCATTTTTCGATGGTGTCAATAGAAATAGAAGCGAAATAACAACACCACCAAACAGCTATTTCGTGACTAACTATCTTGATATCACGGGTAATTCGACAGTAAACATTGGATAACATATGTTAAAGCCTACTGTAACCCAAGCTTCTGAAAGTGGACTTATTGCAGTAACAAATAAGAACACGAAAAAAATTGAGAGGATAGCTTCACTCGCGGATTTGCAAATTGGATTACCCGATCTATCCGCAAAATTACAGCTGTTCGGAGATTTAATCTTGAAAGCTTCCAGCGTAACTTTGGATGGTGGTGTAACATACACAACTCCAAAAAACACAAATTGCATAAACATTTTTTATTCAGGTATAGGCTCTGGCGCCATAACAATAAAACTACCAGAAAAAAAGACAACTGGTCAAATAGCAATTATTAAAGATGCATCGGGCGATGCAAGCACTATTAATTTGACCCTTTCGACGAGTGATAATACTACGATCGATGGCGCATCGACGCAGACAATTTCGACAGATTATGAAGCAAAAATTTTGCTCTGGAATGGCACAGAATGGATAACGATCGCGTCTAATTCAGGTGGAGGAAGCGGTGCACCAACAAACGCGCAATATGTAACTTTAGCCACCAATGGAACTTTGACAGATGAACGAGTTCTTACTGCAGGAACCGGTATCTCAATTGTGGATGGTGGGGCTGGTAGCACGGTAACAATTTCAACGACCGGTGCTGGTAGTGGTGACGTCGTGGGTCCCGCAAGCGCTACAGATAATGCGGTTGTCAGATTCGACTTAACAACAGGCAAGTTAATACAAAACTCGGGTGTGTTGATTGATGATTCAAACAATACAACGATCCCAGGTGATCTCGCTGTGAATGGTCCAACCAGCGCTGATATCACAACTACAACAACGACGGCAACAGTTTTTAACAGCACAGCTACAACACTAAACATAGGTGGCGCAGCGACAGCAATTACACTTGGTGATTCTACAACTGCGACCACAACGGTCCGCGGTGGAACATTAGTAGGTAATGCTACGACTCAAAACATTTTCAATACAACTGCTACGACAGTAAATGCCTTTGGTGCTGCGACAGCGATTACTCTTGGTGCTACCCCCACAGCGACTACGACAATTCGAGGTGGCACGCTAGTTGGAGATCAAACTACTCAAAATCTATTCAATACAGTCGCTACAACACTCAATATAGGTGGTGGCTCGACGGCCGCTGTCAATATCGGAAATTCTTCAGCGACAAACACGGTCAGCGGTAAGACAAAATTTCCGCAAGGTTTGTCAGGTTCACTCACAAAGCTAGACGATGGAACTTCATATTTAATTGCAGGTGAACGTGTAACAATCACATCTGCATCCAACGGTGCAGTTACAATTAATTCGACGGGAGCCGATGCAGCTGCATCCTATGTCGTGATATCTGCAACGGGTTCTTTAGCCAATGAAAGAGTTCTCACTGCAGGCTCAGGTATCTCAATTCTTGATAATGGTGCTGGAAATTCCGTAACAATTTCGGCCACAGGTGGAGTCCCTGGAGGTTCCGATAGTGAAGTTCAGTTCAACGATAGCGGGACCTTTAACGGAGATCTAGGGTTAAGATACAATAGAATTACAGACACTCTTATCGGCGTAAATCTTATTTTATCTGGCGACTTGACAGTTAATGGAACCACAACTACTATCAATACAAACAACCTTGAAGTTAAAGATAGTTTAATTGGGCTGGGCTTTGCATCAGGCTCTGTCGCACAAACCGACGGTGATCGTGGTATTATTATGTCGCGCCAGGGTGGTTCAGGTAACAGAACATTTTATTGGAGCAATAGTCTCAATGAATTTGCTGTTGTCGCTTCGACAACACCTCCTGCAAGCTCTTCAATCTCAGTAAATTTCTATACTGACTTCCACGCCGCCAATATCCAAGGTGATATTGTTTCTTCTAGCCTCGGGTTCTCTGGTTCTCACACAAGATTAATCGATGGAACATCAGCATTTATCGCAGGAAGTAATATAACGATAACTTCTGCATCTAATGGCGCAGTAACAATCGCAGCGACGAGTGGAGGAGGGACTCCTGCGGGTAATGATACAGAAATTCAATTCAACGACGCAGGTTCTTTTGGTTCCTCTGCAAATCTAACGTACAATAGTACATCAAATCAACTTACAGTAACAGGTTCTTTTGTTGCGTCAGGAAGCGTAAATCTATATACTAGTGGAGCTCCAGGTGTTGGAATAAAAGCCCACTCAGGTTATACAGGCTCTGATTCAAGAACAATCACTGGAGCTGTTACTACGACCGACGCCACCACTACAACAATCGCGACAATTACAGGTAGCGCCGGCGGACCTGGTACGACTTATTGGGTTGAAGCTTTTTTTACAGCGCACAATGGAACGAATAACTTTGGTGCCGCGCAACGAGTTGCATGTTTTTACATCAACGCCTCCGGAAATAGCATGAATCAACAAGGTTCGACCCAGACACCGATAAACATTGGTCAATTTCCGACTTGGGGAGCAAATCTTACAACTCAGGGCGCCAGCATTATTGCGACAGTTACAGGTCAGGGTTCCACAACAATCGATTGGGCTTGCACAGTTAGGTATCAAGCCGTTTCAAGCAGCCTCTAATGTAGATCTTCTGGATTAATTTCCTGAGGTGCATCTTCGTATCCAGCCTTCGCAGCGAATAGTTCCTCAATGTTGAACTTATGCTTCGACTTTTTCGTCAATCGAACACACTTGACATCTTCATTGTTGCGACTCTTGAATGGAATAAATTCTTCGATGGTCCATCCGCTGTGTATTCCAATGATTTCGTTTTTTCTTAACGCATATGATTTGATGTTCTTCGCTATCCTGACCTGGTCGATTCTCAAAACTTCATTTCCTTCTGTGATAAACTCACAGCCCATCCACTCGACCTCCATCGTCTCACCATGTCGAAGATATATCATCGTACCTAAGTTTGGATCTAATCTTGCTTCTTTCTGTAGATCTGGGTCGTGATACCAAACGTACAACGCTTCTGGAGTATCGAACACAGGGATTCTTTTTCCATTGGACCCCTTGTTCACGGTAATCCGTATCTTTTTCACGTAGGTACCTCGTTGCCCCATGCGTCCCATCCATCGATGGACTCACGAGAAAATAGCTCAACTCGCTTCAAATCTCCCAAGAGGTCTGTGATGTTCTTTCTAAATTCAGCGGGTTTACGTGAATGAATGTTTCCGGGTCGCGCCGCGAGGACCACGTTCGGCATCGCCTCAGTCAGCAGAGGATAAGCTCGTCCTTCGCGCAACGTCGACGCGACAAGAAGATATTCTGCGGTAGGCTTTGTGAAAGAAGGTCGAATACCCTGCCCGTGGATTATCTTTCCAGCATTGTTCGTTTTTACCCAGACCTGAAAGACGCCTCGATAGTGTAGTCCCCAATCCTCAATTAACTTACAAGTTTCTGCCATCTTAGAAGAGGTAGTCCAACAAAAGAGAATAGACTTCTTCGCCATGATGGAACGAATCGGCAACGCCTTCAACTCTTCATATGACATCATGGAATAGTGCTTACCAGCAGCCTGGTCCTTATTCGGGTCGCCATAGTACTTCCACGGCGGGTCGGCAAGGACGACTTGATAATCCTTTCCAACAAGTTCCGAAAAGCTCGCTGTTCGCAATTCCATGTGACGAATTGTATAACCTAATAAAAAAACATAAACATAAAATGTCTATAAAGGCTTTAGGTTATTCGTCAATTGATTAATCAAAGATTCTTCGTTAGGCCCGAGCGCCACACAGAGGATGGTTCTTTCTTCTGCCTTTGGGTCGTCGGAAGAGAAGATAGAATGCACAGTGATTCCTTTGAGCTCAGCTTGAAAAGCAATGTCATCTAAAGCCGATTGCGAATCTATCGTCAAAACGATGGGAGAAGAAGATCGAAGCCAATCAGCTTCTTCGTTGGATAGCTTTACGTACAGCTCATCTCTTCGGGAAGCTTCATTATTTTCAATGATAAACTTTACGGATGCTTTCGCAGCCAATGAGGCGACCCGGCTCTTGCTCAGTTTGAGGTCTTTTCTTACGATTATCGCCTGTTTTATGTTTTGCATGCGATGATAAGATTTCCTCTTTGTAATTCTTAATCTATTGGTGCGAACTGTATATCTGCAAGTGTGGATTGCTCTCCCCGCAGCTCCTCTCTAATCTCCATTAGAATTTTGCCGAGCCAGTTTTCTCCCGAGCCCCGACAAATACCCCAGAATCTATCGTTCCACTTGTTGTTCATGATGAGTAGCGCATCACCAGTCTTCAGCAATCTATGGCCTAAGAATGGGTTCTGGAATTTTTCTCTAATAAGTTGCCGCATGATACCTGCTCTTATTTCTGTCCAATCTTCTCGAAGCACTAGAGCCTTTCCAAGCTTCTTTGCCTCCCACGGCCCAGGCGCGGACGCGATTATCTTTCTCAATTTGGGGTCTTTCGTCTTTGAAGCCTGGTACGCATGTTCCACAGTGGGATACAACATTCCTTCGAACCGGACCGTCGAGGGATGGAAGTTTGATAGGAATTCATAACCAGTTTCCTTGGTGAAACGATCGATTACTTGTACGTCACCCATGATATTTCTCCCTCGACTGAGATAATTAAACTACGACCTGATGGTCGATGGATACTACCGATAGTTTTGTTAAAAATATAGTTTTTTATCGATTCAATTTGGACTGACACCATCGACGTACCCACAGGCGCAACCATGCATCCATTTATGGAACACACAAAGACACCCAAGGAAATTCTCCTTGAAGAAATCACGGCGCTCAACCATGAGATTGAAGAAGCTAGGAAAACTGCCAAGGATTGCTCTCAATATAGGAAAGAACTAACAAAAAAGATAGTAGAACTTTCCAAGCTCCCGCACGAAGAAAATTAAACAAATTCAACTTTTTACTATGCTGGTTAAATTAATAAATTAACCACACATAACCATTTGGAGCCGGAATTAAAACAAAGTGATAATTACCCCAACGGACGCGTCAAAGCCGCTTGATGTTAGAAAAGTTGATACAACATGGCAGGAAGACCCATTACAGATAGACAACGAGCCAGAAAAGTTTATGGTTTCGTTCAACGCCTACCGGATCCAGTATCCGTTGCCACCGCGGCCGCAGAAAGTGATACAGCTGTGATAAACCTAGACTGGAAAGAATCGGTTAGATTTGCTACAACAGGCAGCGTTACGCTTCCGCCTGCTAACGTCCAACAAGCCATCGACGGCGCTAGCACCTTGAATGATGGCGATAGAATTCTTCTAAAGAACCAATCTGTAAGTTCGCAAAATGGAATCTATGTGGTTGACACGACCGCCGCCACATGGTCTCGTGCGACCGATGCGATACCAGGAACTACTCTCACGTGCGGCGCTACTACATATGTTGAAGATGGTACTGCACATGGTGGAGAAAAATGGCTGTTATCTACGACCAACGTAACTCTTGGCGGTTCACAAACATGGGTCCTATTCGACGCAGGTAATGATTGGATTGTTTCGGGTTCAGGCGGCCAGATGAAAACAGCTGATGCTATCTCAATTGGCGCTGATTACCCTTCAACAATCGCGGATGACATTTTCTTCTTTGTCAGCGGTTCCCGTGGGCTCAGTGGAGCCTCTGCTGATAAATCAGTCTTTGGTGGAGATGTAGTATTCAGTGGATCCCTATACCTCGGCGCGGGTAACGGCATCATTGGGCCAGCTAGTGTAACAGGTAGTCTCATACATTCAGGAAGTTTGTTTCACACAGGATCTGCAAAGCTTGGTTACAACAACTTAGGAACAGGTTCTTTCTCCTTCTCCTTCGGCGTCGCCGCTAATGCCTCGCGTATGGGCCAGTATGCGCAATCAGGCGGAGGCAGTTCTAACTTTTACGATGGTGGAAATGTACCCGGTGCAACGCAATACTCCCGCTTCGTTTGGTTCGGAACTGCAAATAATGGCGCAGCCTCAATGACCTTCCAAGGTTATGGGGAGCCCGATGGATCAAAAGTTTCATCCTTAGAACTTGAAAACAACAAAACTTATGCTGTACGTGCCACCGCCGCAATTCATGACAGCAATGACATAACAGATTCAGCAATGTTTATTCGTGACGCACTATTCTATAAATCAGGCGGAACAGTCACACGAATGAACATCAACTCAACGCTATCATTGCCGAATGCAAGCACATATGATTTAGACATTGAGGCATCCAGCGGAGCAATAGTTTTCAAAATTGAAGCCGTCTCACCTGCGACCTTTAATCTTTCAGGCAGCCTCCGTGGCACAGTGACAATCGAGCTTGTTGAAATCAGTACAACGGGTTGATCCTGTCACAGGATAACCGAGAAAATCGCGGTCGCGATCGCTGAGGGAATAACGAACCTCAACATCGTGTCCACGTTCCCATATGACTTATCCATCCCGACGTACACTGCCCAGAGGACGAGTCCACAACCACCACCTGTTACCAGAGACCCCAGAATCTTTTTTGCATAATAGGACATAAAAAACCTCTACTGATTATTTCGAATATTTCTCGTAGGCACCCAGGACCTTCGGGTCCACGTCTCGGGGGTCACGTTCACGGATGTAGACCGGGAAACGTACCTTGCCATCCTTCGTCAATCCATCGCCGGTCAAGGGGTCAGGCTGCCCCTCCATCTCGACAACCTTGCCGAGCCATGAATCAGGATCCAGGTTGATTTCCGCCTTGAGTTTGTCGGTAAACCCGCTACCCACTCGGGTCGTCACGCCGTTCGGAAGGAGGACCTCAAATCCACCCCACAACCCCTCGCGTTTCGACCCTCGTCGTCCTTCATAGTGACCCACGATGACACCTTCGTAAGTCGCGACAGGTTTCATCTTACGGATTTTATCCGACCTCTTGAAGACGTACGGGGCATCCGTGTCCTTCAACATGACACCTTCGAATCCGGAGTCCGTCTGGCGGAGGTAGTAGTCGAAGAGTTCCGCCTCGTTCACTGCAGAGATTCCCGGGACCTGGACGACGGCGGGGTTGCCCACCTGTTCCACAAGTTCACCAACGAGTTCGACACGGTCGACGAGAGAAAGACCACAGTCCTGGCTCTGCCACTCAGAGAACGTCATCGCATCGAAGACATGGAAGATCATATTAGAGTCATCCTTGCCCTTCTTGTGAGACATGACGACAGAGGCGGACTCGTTCCAATCGGCACCCATCACCTCGCCATCGAGGACGAACTCGTCCCACGGGGCACTCTCGAGGAACGACTTGATTCTGGGTAGGGTTTCTAGAACAGTGCCGTTCCGGGTGAACATCGTCACCTCGCCGTTGTGTTTCACAGCGACGCACCTGAGACCGTCGAGTTTTGGTTCGACGCGGATGGGGTACACCACCTCATCTTCGATAACGATTCCCTTGCCATCGACGTACCGGGTCGTCAGGGGTTCTGCGAGTTGGACAGAGAATCCGACGATTGCCCCGGGCCACACCTTGTTCACCGTCGTCGATTGAACTCCGCATCGGAGGTTCTTGAGAAGGACCCGGAGGCACCACTTCTGTTGCCGTTCGTTCATCCGCGAAAACATGTCGATGACGGCGTCCTTCGCCGCGTTCCCGGTCAACTCGCGAGTCGACAACTTTGCGATGATGAAATCCAAGAAACCGGAGACGACGTCATCGTCACCCCGAACCTCGGATGCGGATGGCATCTTGAACTTGTTGACGTAGAAGTTGAGGTATGGGTCGCCGGCCGTGACAAAGATTCGCTTGAGAAGATCGTTGTCACTGTGCGTCTCGAGGAGTTCCTCCTTGAAAAGACGCGAGTTGTCAGATTCCAGACGATCGAGGATGTCGATTACCGATTGCATGGTAAGATATTACCACGTCTGGAACCCACTTTGCACTAGATTATTTTGAGCTTTTCAACGATGAAAGCTTTGAAACTGAATCATCGAGGTTATCCTCAACTGTTGAAGCCTCGCCCAGCTCAGCGTCCGATTTTTCATATCGGTCTTCTGAGACAGGTGTCACATAGACGCTTTCATCAATTTTGATTCTCTTCTTTTTTTGCCACGCAGCCATCGCGCGTGCTTTGCGCTCATCATTAGAAACAGGCTGTTTAACTTGGTCCACGTCAAGCTTTTCTCCTGTTTCTTTCAAAAGTGCAGGAGAATCAAGAACGATTATTCCTTCTTGTGGAGACGACACAGCAACATCACCTACGGCTTCTCTAAATTCTTTTTCGCTCGGTGGTGACACACCCATCTTTTCACACTTTTGTAGGAGTGTTTGGTAGCTGAAAATACCTGAAGATGATAAGAAGCTTTTTAGTGTTGTTTTCTTCTTTCGTAAAATGTTTTCTAGCTTGATTGGGGGTAGTCCCTTAATTTTGAATTTCATATTTTGCCTCAGGCAGTTAAAGAATTTTTTCGGATCGCCTCTAAATTATGGAGTAAATCCGAAATTACGTTCTGGAATTGCGGTGATGATGCCACGGCCTGGATTTTTTCGTCCGTCAAGTCTAAGCCCCATTCTTTATCAAAAGCTTTTACAAACTTGGACATCACACGAAGCACATAGTTGCGTGCTGAAGAGTGGTTCATGATAAAACCAATCTCTGACATGATATCTGCGATTTCGCGATAATTGATGCCTTCATCTTCAATGACTGTGGCATATCCCTTTGGAAACTTTGAACCTTTTTTAAGTGCCATCTCTTCCTCTAAATCTATTTTGGATAGAATATCTTCTATTTTGAATGTCTAATAATCTGTTGTTGAGAGCATTCTGGATTTCGTTGTCATCAATCTGCTGCCGCTCAACTTTCTTTTGAAAAGAAAGCTGTGAAATTTTTCGATGTAAGAAAATGTTGCTCAGCAAATTTAAGAAAAAAAGTGTTCCAAGACCGCCGACAACGATTAAATCATTAAGTGAGTGCATGACCTGCCATTATCTGTTGTTCTTCTTCAGCTGTCACAGTAAAATCATCCGCGCGAATATCTTCATGCAATCCAAAGCGCAGGCGAAGAATTGCGGCTTCTTTCGTAGAAAGCTCTGACATAACGTGTTGAACAATCGCCATCATTTCTTTCTTTGATAGACACTCGAATGGATCATGTGAAGAATCTGTGTCTTCCAATTTATCTTCGAGTGTTGATGTCCCATCATCGCCTATTGGTTGATGAAGAGAAATAATATTCTTTCCTGACGCCATTGTTGCTTTAACAACGGTTTCAGAAACATCAATCATCTCAGATAATTCTTCTGATGATGGACCATAGCCTTTCAGCTCTTTGAACGCATCAGTTGCTTGAATCAGCTTCTTTTGCGCGGAAACTGCGTGCGCCGGAAGTCGAATAATCTTCTTACGCTTCAAGACATATTGGCTAATCGCTTGTTTGATCCACCAAGTTGCGTAAGTCGAAAAACGAAAACCTTTCTTCCAGTCGAATCGATCAATAGCTTTGAGCAAACCGAGGTTCCCCTCTTGAATGAGATCCTCAATGGGAATGTTGTGTCCCTTTTGTTTCTTGGCAATGTAGACAACAAGCCGAAGGTTAGATTCGGTAAGTTTTCTTCTTGCGACGTCTGACACCTTACCGCCCTTTTCATAATCTTGAAAAAGTTGAACGACTTCTTCATGCTTCAACTGGGGGTATAATTGTAGCGAATTTAAATAGCTCGCTACCACATTCTGTTTCACTCGATTTTGTAACATATCAACTCAACTCAACTGCTTCTTCTGAAGCATCATTCCGCACGCTCATCTCGTCGTGAGAGACTGCTTGCGGTGCAAGCTTCTGCAGATATTTCTGGTGATGTTCAAAGCGAATTTGGCGTAGCTCTTGCTCTCGCCGAAGGTAAGCAATCTCAACTTCCCATAGATGCGGATCTCGACTCGCGTTCAAGAGACGATTTCTTTCTGACTCAAGCCGATTTGCGATCGCATGAATTGCCTCATCCGGCATATAACGCAACTCGTCAGCTGGGATAAGCTCCGGAGCATCAGCACGAAAATCCTTGTTAAAACCCTTGTTCTTCTTTGACATTGTTGTAGTACCTGTTTATTGAATATAGATTCAGTCGTTATCGTTGTACATAGTGCACATGACGTATTCAAGTGCTTCACTAAGTTCTTTTAAGAAAGCTACGGAATCGAAAAAGTCAAGTTGTGTAATCTCATCTCCGCTGTAAACCTTGAACTTCCCGTGTGAAGAGATGTGGACCCGGAGGTCGTCCTTCTGATACACTGGCTTCCAGGTTTCTCTTCTATCTGTGAGTGAAACTACGTTTGACATGTTCTTTACTTTAACACGACCGGGAGAGACATTACATCACCCAAGGTCGATGGTTCCCCATTCTTCAGGACCGATCGTGTAGACAACCTTCCGGACACCGGCGACCGTCATCCGTCGTTGGCAACCTGAACACGGTCGGGAAAGAGTCCATTCTCCCGTAGAACGAGAAACACGTGCGACCCAGATCGTCGAATCCGGTGTCAATTTTCTAATTACACGTGCCTCAGCGTGGTGGGTCGGAACAATGTCTGTCGCAGCAACATTCTTCGCCGAAACAATAACACCATCATTACGAAGACCGACTGCGCCGAGCCAAAAAGCACGGTTGTCGAATCGTTCAGGGTTGTCTCTGGCAACATCGGCAGCCATAGCCAACATGCGGCGGTCGATAGACATATCTGCCACTTTATCACCGCAGGGATTGACTTTGCACCGTATTTATGGACGATGTTCCTCAACGAACTTATAGAGGAATAGATAACACTACACAAGTAAGGTGAGAAAAATGCCATTATTAAAAGTCGGTTCAAAGGGTGATGATGTTAAAAAATTGCAGGAAAAATTAGGACTTCCTGTAGACGGTGCTTTCGGTCCAAAGACGGCCGACGCTGTGAAAGCATGGCAGGCCAAAAATGGTCTTACAGCAGACGGAATCGTCGGTGATGGAACCTGGTCAAAGATGTTCTCAGGCGAAACTACAGCTGCTCCCACAGCGGTGCCTGTCATAATCCCACCATCAGCTTTCAAGCTTGAAGCTTTGAAGGGGCATATTCCTGATGCGGTCATCGCGCAGATCCCAGATGCCGCTGCTAAGTTCAATATCACGAATGTGTTGAGACTGGCACACTTCTTGGCACAGTGTGGACACGAAAGTGGAAACTTTAAAGTTGTGAATGAAAACTTGAATTATTCCGCCGACGGACTAAAGAAAATCTTTCCAAAGTACTTCCCAGAAAACCTCGCAGAATCTTACGCAAAGCAACCTGAAAAGATTGCATCGCGTGTCTACGGTTCTAGAATGGGCAACGGCGATGAGACAACGAAGGAAGGTTACAAATACAGAGGTCGCGGTTACATCCAACTAACCGGTAAGTCAAACTACTCTAATTTCGCCAAGTTCATTGGTGAGGATACGGTCGCAAATCCTGACCTCGTCGCGACCAAGTACCCATTAGCTTCCGCTGCGTTCTTCTTCAATGCAAACGGACTTTGGGCGATCTGTGACAAAGGCGCTGATGAAGCAACTGTTACCGCGGTCACAAAACGCGTCAACGGTGGCACAATCGGTCTCGCAGATCGTTTGAAGCACTTCAAGGAATTCTACAGCCTCCTCGCGTGATGAACATGAAACTGTTGCTCTGTGCCGTCTTGACTTTATCGTCGGTCTTATCGACGAACATTGCCTATGGTGACAAGGCGGCGCAGACGACTGTTTTCAAGACAGAGCGACCAAAAGTCATACTCCTCGGTGATTCACTCGCCCAAGGAATGTCCCACGAGTTCCAGAAAATCGCGAAGAAGAATGGTTACTCTCCCGTCATCCTCGCAAAGGGAGGAACATGGTGTAACTACTGGTCCGGTTCTATCGAACGAATCGTCACCAAACATCATCCACAAATCGTCATCGTTTCTCTCGGTACGAACGACTCGACGTCTTCAAAACCAGAGCCCCAGAGACTCCACATCAAGAAGATAAGAGAGAAAGTCGTCGATTCGGGTGCGAAACTTCTGTGGTTGACTCCACCCCAACTTCCCAAACGATTCAAGAGCAAGGATGAGATCCGTAGTATACTCTCCGAAGAAATCCCTCCAGAAGAGACGTTCACCGGAGACGACCTACAACTCGAAAAAGAAAAAGACAAGATTCACATGACCGTCGAGGGATACAAGAAATGGATCACTTCGACGTGGAACATCGCGGTGGAGAAGGGTCTTTTCTCACCAAAGAACTAGTCTTTCTTCGCCGATGAATAGTTGTCGGCGGCCCAACCCGAACCCTTCAGCGCGAAA